CAAAGTCAGCCGATGCCACACTCGCTGGAGAGAATAGGCTCCCCAGTAGGCCACCTGTAGCCCCACCACCAAGCGCTGTATTCGCCGCGCCTCCAAGCGTACCCAATCCATTGAAAAGCTGGTTGTTCAACGTGTTCTGTGCGGTAAACCGATTTGCCGCCGCTTGATTAGCAACCTGCCCAGCCCCGACGACATTGGCCGGCGAAACCGCTGTTGGCGAACCCCCAAATGTCGGCAATGCCCCCGCCCACTCAAACCCCGACAATGGGTTGAGCGTCGTTAAATCCTGTGCCGCGCTACCGGTTATTCCGGTGCCCGTCCCAGCCAACGAGGCAAGCGCCGTAAGCGGGTCTTGCCACAATTGCTGCTCGGCCGCATTGCGGAAATTGCCAGCCGTGCCGATCTCACTCGCGCCCTGCTGGCGAGCCGACAAATCCTCGGCGAAAAGCCGTGCCTGCTGCTCATTTCCCGCCGCTACAGCAGCGTCCTGTGCCTGCTTGTAGGCTAGCGTCTCCTGCCGTCCTAGATCGCCCTGCGCCCTGCTATAAGCGTCTGAATCGATCCCGATGCCCTGGTCGGCAAGCTGTTGGCGCAAATCGCTGCGCTTCTGCGCGAATTGCGGATCAAGAAACCCCGCCGATGTATCGTAAGCGGCATTTTGCGCTTGCTCGATCGATGGCCCGAAACCCGTTTGACTTGAAGGCAGCGTACCTAGACCACTAAAATCCAGCCGGTTTTGTAGATCAGCCCGAGGTAATAACGCGGATGGGAGGATATTATTATATGCCGCATCAGTAATCGCTGCGCCACCTAACGCAGGCCCCGCCGCGATATTTGCAACGTCATACCCCAGATCAGGTAAACGAGCCGCAAGCTCCGTCTGTTGCTGATAGACCGGTTGCGTCGAAGGGTCTAATTCTTGATTGAGGCTCCATCGTCCATCTGGACCCTGCTCAAAGAATGACTTAGCGAGCGGAGATGTCGTGCGGACGTTGTTAAGCTCGGATTGCTTCTGTGCCGTCGCGATATTAGCCTGCGCCTGTGTAGAGGCTAATTGAAACGGATCAACCGCAGCCGGCGTTTGGGCACCCCCCTTACCACCGCTTTTGAACCTGCGGCGAATGGGGGACGGCGAGAAATCCGCTCCCGCGTACCGTGTTCTCTTTGGCCCTAAGCCGCCCATTGTTCCTGCCAACTCCTCGCCAGCCACCGGCAGTCTTCCCGGACCATGCCGTATAGCGCGGCATCTCCGGTCATAAACCCGTGGCGCAATAGGCCTTCTTCACGAAAGCCGAGGTGGCAGAGGAACGCCCTGACGGGCTGGTTCGTGGCCTCGGTAATGGCCGTCAAACGACGGCACCTCAATTGATCGAACACATAGCCGAATATCACGGCCAGTGTAGCACGATTGCACCACCGAGGGGAAGTGCTCGCAATCGTCGCTTCGATCCCCGGAGGACGGTAATTGTTGAACACCACCCCGGCGATCAATTCATCCCCGGACAGGATGCCAATCGTCACGCACTTGCCGAAATCGTCTACACCCACCCGCTGGCCTACCCACCGGGCGATCGCCTCATCATCCCCGATCAGGAGCCTCATAGTGACCTTCCAGGCTCAAATATAACGTCCGTGCGCAGCCACGTCAGGCGCGATATCTCCTGCGCCGACAATGTTATTCCGACCTCCGTCCCCGTCCCCTCCGCAATCAGCCAATCGACATCGACCGTTATCTCAGATGACCAAGGCGAACCCCACGGCGAACCCCACGGCGTTGTGAACTCGGTATGGCTCACCACATCGATCTCCGCTGCCGGCAGCCTGAAATCGTAAGCCAACTTGATACGATATTGGCCTCCTATGCTACCACCAAACTGGACAACAGGTCTGATTGCTGTGAGCCGCTTGCGCATCAACGTCGTCAGGGTTTGCCACGCCTGCTCGCCATTTACCGCAATAGATTGCGTCGTCGTCGTCGTCCAGGGGATGTCCCAAGACGATCCCCATGACGGCCCCTCCTGCGTGATGTCCGATCCGCCGATGTCAGCCCGATACACCGTGCCTAGACTAGCCCCGAAATACAGCAATCCGTTGAAGCTTCCCCAACAATAGGCATTTTGATCGCGAAATCGTGCCCATGCCTTCGTTGACGTATTATAGACATGCTGATCAAACGTCGTAGCGCTTGTCGGAATGTTGAATATCAGGCGGGTTCCGAGGGCATAGTAGAATGCCTGCCAACCCGTCAGACCCGACCCCACGATCCACGCCGCCGTCTGTGCTCCACTGATCTTAGACCGTGGTGGGGCCTCACCGAGCTTTAGCGCCGTAAGTATCTGCGAAATTTGCAAATGGTCAGTCTGAGTTGAAATGTAGATATCGCCGCCATAGCGCAAAACCGCTCTGAGCGCAATTGCAGGAGGCGTCGTGTACCGCCCAACAAGAGCCCAATTGGTGGGGTTACTCGGATCGGTTCCCTGATAGATCATTACCTCGCCGGTGTCGAAGAAGAAACATTTATAGTCGGATATGCCGGTTCCGCCGTCATACGTCAATAATTGGACAGCGAGCAATTTGCCGCCAGCCTCAGTGACCGTAGCAAGAGGAAACTTAGACAGCGTCCCAGTAATAGCGTTAACTGCCCCGAACCAGAAATTACTGTCCTGCCCTGTCCAGAAATATAGCCGGTTGTTGAAAACGCCTACACCATTCAATGTGCTCGGGGTCAACCCTGCTCCCGTGAACCCCGCATCAGCAAAACTTGAGCCATCGAATACCTGCGGTTCATTAGCTCCGTTAACCCAAAATTGCTTATCGTTGAACACGATCGTCTGCCATGCATCAGGCCCAAACCCGCTTGCAACCGGAATGCTAATCTGGCCTGGGGAAGACACATCATATATCGCACCCCCGCTGGCAGCCATAAGCTTGCGAGCCGCCCCGGTATAAAACTCGGCCAGCGTGCGAACAGGTTGCGTACCCATCCCTGTCGCGTGGGTGATAGACCCACCACGAGAGACCACCCCGCCATAATCCGGGAATAGATTATCGAGTAGTACCGCGTCCTGCGGGTCCATCGCCTCGAATGGGTCGCGAGTGTTCCATCCCTTGATGGGGCTGATAACGGGGACAGGTTCAGGCGTGACGATCCGTTGCGGTCGCCGCTGTGCAGCCAGCATTTGCGCCCGCGATGGCATATTTTATCCTCCAGCCCCCGCAAGAAGCTTGGCAATTGACTGCCAAGGGATATTCGGAAGCGAATCGAGAGCCGATGGTGGCGGACCAGCAGAAAGGGGAGGCAACTGACCCATCCCTGTCATCCCTGCCATACCGCCTAACTGCCCCATGCTGGATGGCATTTGCGATGACTGCCCCGCCATTCCTGGCGGTAGCTGCCCCGGCACCATCGGCTGTTGTTCCATACCGCCGCCTTGCGGCAAATTCTGCGCCGACAGCATCCCCTCAATTAGTGGGGCGAGATTAGTGCCCTGCCCATAAGGGTCTTTTCCGGCACCAGCAAGGATCGATGCGAGCGTGTTTGGCATCAAAAACTCCATCCATTCATTACCAACCACCTACCCATAACTAAATTACGGCGACTCAGAGTGCGACAAGTACACATTTGTTATAGTTACTGTGCCAGAAGTAACAACCTTTGCCGCCAACGCATACCACCACTCTTGCGTTGACGTAAATCCAGAATTTTTACAGTCTACCGCAAATGGTACTCTTATTGTAGCTGCCGCAGGGTTTTTTACTGATGGGAACCCGCCGCATTGAAATCGCGTTGACCCCGCTGACGTTGCTATATCCCCATTTACCGGCGCAGTACCAATGCCAAAAAATCCTGTCAGCAACGCTGCCGACCCTGCCGTATCATTCTCCACACCACCAGTTACTGTTAGTGTCATATTACCACTGCGCCGAGGCGTAAATGTCTTAACTGCTATTATACGATAATCTACCGTATCTGTTATCGCCGCTGGATTGCTACTATCTAATTTCCCAAATGCTGCTGGTGTACAAAAATTGCTGTTGCGATTAGCGTTGGTAGAAATTCCATTGGTTGTACAATACAGCGTTGAACCGGCCTCGACTGTCGCGGTTGCAAAAAATGCCTGCGTGTCCCAGGTGTCTATCGTGTTGCCAAAAGCCGGCGAGCCGCCCCCCACCGACAACACATTGCCTTCTGTCAACATGCTGTAAAAATTATTTCCGTGTGCCCTCATCGGCGAGGACGCCGCAACAAGACCCCCTAACCGAAGGCCCCACCCATTGCCGCCGTTATTGAAAAGCTGGGTCATATAGAAGTTGTTGATATACCCTTCGTTGAGGTCGATGCCGATCCCGTCTTGGTGGACAACAAACGTATTATAGAAATTATTGCCATTGGCATCATGCGCGCCGCTCGACAGTACGGCCTTGGGGAAATGCAACCCTACTGCATTCCGAGAAGCAGCATGGCTTAGCGAAACGGTTGTCTTGAAGTCATTGAAGAAGGTGTCCCATGAGCCAGGAGCAGACGAACTTTCTTCAAAGGAAAAACCAAAATCCTTGACCGTGTGGACCTGCATGTTAATCGTGCTCTGAGCAACCCCGCGAAACCGGCCGCCATAACTGGCTGCGCCGAGACCTAGCAGGTTGAATGGCCCCACCCGTGTCCCGTTAACCGGCACCACAGTGGCGTTCATGTCCACCATCGTGCCGCCCACGGCACCCAGCCACATCAACGCACCCGGCGGCACACCTGCTCCTCCCGCTGTGCCGTTTCCTTCAAGCACCTGACCACTGGCGAGAACAATCGACGCCGCGATACCGCAGATACCCTTCGGTAGACTCGCCTTGTTGCCCGTCGCAATCGCCGCGTTGATTGCCGTGGAGTTATCCGTGCCATACCCCCACATCAGGCCGGTTCCCGACGCAGAAGCCGCAGAAGCAAGAACAGCGCTCGTTGGCGTCGTAACGCTCTGAATGGTCGTTACCAGATTGTCGCGTAACCAAGTTACGGTCAGCGTCGCGTCGCCCACCGTAACGGGATTAGCGGGGACAACCGAATACGATCCAAGACTCCCAGCCATGCCCGCAACCGCCGTAATCACCCCACCGGAGACGCTGCGAACGACAACCGAGCCGGCCGTGCCCGTACCGCCCGTGATAGGAATTTCCTCCCCCACCGTGTGTCCAGCGCCACCACCCACGATTGTTGCAGTTCCAAAATACTGTGTGGACCCGACAGCGTTTACCGAGATCAATTTCCCAACATCGGCCGCCACGAAGGCGGCAGTAGCCGACGTAAAACCAGCGCTTCCACTTGTCATAGCCCCGTTTTCGCCCGACTTACCATCGCAAACCGCAGGCGTGTATAGCAGATTGTTGCGTGCCTCCGGCAGCGTAGCGTTATTAGCAGTCGCTGACATCAGCGTTGCAGTAGTGCTCGGAAACGTAAACGTCGCAGGAAGGTCCGGAAAATTCAGGAACGTCGGCCCAGCCCCCGTAGTGGACAGCGCCCCACCTGTAACGAGATTTCCGCCAAGCCTTATCGTTTTCCCCGTGTTATCAACCCCCGTCCCACCTTGCACTCCCGGCCAAATAACAGTAGCATTGCTGCCGTTTGGGCGCATAAAGAAACTCTGTGGAGATAATTTCTTCGTTGACCCGCCCTGAACAATCGGCATTACATCTGAGGCACCAAGTGTAGTTGATGCCGGAGGTCGGGCATTAAGCCACACATCAAACTCCGTTACCGGAGTTTGCGCTATTGCTGCTGCACCAACTACTGTGCAAAAAAGAACAGCACCCCAAATTCCAAAACGCATTTTACTCGCTTTCTTTACAATCCGACCCACGCCGAACCGTTATAGAATACCGGGCATATCAGGGCACCACCAGCAGTCGGCGCAACACCCTTAGCCGGGCATGCCGCAGTTTGATCCGTCACATGTGCTATAGCGCCTGCCACAGCACCCAATATCACCGTGGCCGGCAACGAGCCAATTGCATACGCCCCCGTGATAAGTGGACTGGCAATTTTTAGAGGAGCCGTGCTGTCGCTATGCAAGGCATAGCTAGTCGAGCTAGCAACCGCATTCCCAGAAATATAAACGCCTCGATTTGTCGTCCCCGCGCTGCTGCCCTGACCAACAACAACCTGGAATCCATTGTTTATCACCGTGCCCCCCGCACCAGCCGCAGCGGACGCTCCCCCCATACCAAAGCCCGTATTAGTCACTGTTCCGGTGGTGATGCCATGACCATTGGTCAGGGTGCCCGCCTGAAACCCGGTGTATGCCGGAACGGTCACGGCAGACGAATTAGTCATCGCGGAAGTAAAACTCTGGATAGCGTCCAACGTGCCAGTAAAATTCGCTGACACGATTGGCTGCGATAGCAGCCCACGCATCACTGTAACCGGCACCGCAGTGGTTCCTAAAGTTGGGTGCGCCGAAATTTCGTTAATTACCGACAGGCTAGCCCCTCCAGGAATATATGTAGTTTGACTAATCCTGCCTTGTTGAGTTGCTGTCTCTGGAGATATTACCGTCGAAGTCCTATCGGCAACCACTCTTGTTGTCAAACTTTCCAGCAAGATCGGCAACGGAAATCTGTTGTTCCGCAGTACGTTCTCGACTGGCGCGCTGTTAAGCTCGTAATAACTATAAAGCTGACTAGCGCCGCCCAAATCAACGTTATTCGCGAACGTGTTGTAACTTGGATTTATTCCAACACCCAAACTACTTTCTATTACAAACGCACCCTTGTTATTGTCTACTTGCGGAGTTCCTAGCGCCACATTCTCACTTTGGTTGTCAGCTATAAGGTTGTAGCTACCAAACACAAACGCGCAAACGCCGCCAAGATTATAACACTGGTTATTAACGAATTGGCTATACTCACCGTTTAGCTCGATGCCGCCAGCCGGGGTGCCGTTAACGTCGATGCTAAGGCCGCTGTCGTGCAATATGTTTCCGGCAATCAGGTGATACTTGCTGGTATCCTGTATCTGGAAAATACCCGTGCCAAATTGCCAACCGGATATGTTGTTGTTAATAACATGAGTATATTTGCCGTTAACAACCATCTTTGAATTGACAAACGTGTTGCTCTTGATACGCACGTTCTCGAAATCGTTTGGCGGCGTTATGCCAGCCATTGTCAGCCCACTACTGACCAAAAGCGGACTCATTGAGGTTTGCTGGATGTAACTGTTCTGAACCGTCCAATTCTTCATAATGCAACCACCAGCAGCCTGAGCGACGACACCAATCGAATGGTCCCCGATGTTAATAAGTCCAACGTTGTCAATTACAAAATCAGACGCGCATCTATAGCGCAGCAAGAAGCTAAAATCTGTCGCAACACCAGTTGAAGACTGAATACCTAATGCGAAATCAATAGAAAGATCACGCCAACCGCCACCATTCTTGCTGACAACATTAAATACCCCTACCGACGCTTCACCAACCGGCAACGTGCATGCTGACAGTTTCAACGTCGTCGTAGCGCGCCCACTGCCGTAGATCGTCGGCGCACTAGCGAACGTGTATGGACCGCAACCAAACACAAATATGCCCGGCCCAAACATAACATTCGGGGAATTGGTTAGTGCCGCAATTGCCGTGATGCATACCGTATTGTCTGTTGCCCCATCGCCCACGCAACCAAATTGCTCGGCCGAAACATACGACGATACGCCCAGAGCAGTCCGCCCCTGAGCCGATGTTAGCGCAGTCGGAACGGCTGAAGTTCCCGAAACATTACCCATAACCCGATTAGTTGAAATCGGCGTGGCATTGCTCCCATCAGGTCGCATAAAGAAACTCTGCGGATAGAGTTTACGAGTCTCCCCACCCTGCACCACCGGCATTATATCCGTAGAACCAAGTGTCGTTGATGCCGGGGTACGAGAATTGAGCCACACATTAAACTCCGTTACCGGAGTTTGCGCTATTGCCGTCACGCCAACAGTGCAAAAAAGAACAGCACCCCAAATTCCGAAGCGACGCATTTTATGCACCTGGGAAATTTCCTTCCTGAATGTTGGCGGGCGAAACAAGATAGCCACGAGGATATGTCGCCAACCACAGAGTAGCCGTGCCACCATCTCGCGCTACAGCACGATCAACATCCCGGTCATAGTCATCTTTCTCTTCTGCATAGGCCATGCCCAGACGACCAAGCGTGCGCCAAAGCACTCCAAGCTCGATCAAATCCTCACTCAGAAGCGAAACATCGGTATCCGCGTGCCAATCATCCTGGGTTAACCATGCCCAATAGATCATGAACAATGCGCCAGACCCGTTACCGCTGCTACCGCCAGCTTCATCTCCTAGAACTCCACCTTCCTCATCCCCCAGCACACCACCCTCTTCATCACCTAACACACCACCGAATCCTGTACCACCACCACCCGCAGTTACTGCCGATACCGGATTTGCCGGGACAACAGAATAAACCCCTCCACTCCCCACAATTTCAGCCGCTAGGATACCTCCAGAAGCATCAACAACCGTCACCTTGAGTTGCAGTTGCTCGGTAAATGAGCCACCCAAAACAGTGAGAAACTCCCCAACCGAATATCCGGAACCAGCACTCGATCCAATATCCCCAAATTTTGCCCTTTTGAGGGTTTGCGACCTGACCCAGTTCTTCGACACATACTCGAAAACAAAGGTCGAGGTTATGTCCGCAACAATGCTAGGGTCGATCTGAAATTTTACCTCGTCCCCAACATAATCCCCTGACGTGATGGACGACTGATAAGGAGTCTGGCTACCGAGCAAACTCTGATCCAGAATGAAAGGGTCGGGAGCGCCGGGAACACGCAAACGCCAACGCCGTTCGATAGAAGCTCGGCCGATAATGCTCGACTTGTACATCTGCCATTGCTGGGGCGACAGCGCCCCACGCATTTGCCAATATCGCGTGCGATCCCATAACGTGTCATTGATCATCGACCGGAAGTCAGCCGGCAACGTATAAACCGATGTCCCATCGGCCGTGAAAACATGCTCCTGCACCAGCGCGACCCAATTGGCTCGCTCCGCTATCTCTCTCCCGGTACGCCTAGCCTGTTCCAATAATCGCCGAGCCGATGGCTGGTTGTTACCGACGATCATCGACGGGCGATCAATACCAATGTTGTCGGCGACATGCTGGCATATTTCTAACAGGGACACCGCTTTAGTCCTTCTTAGATGCGCCCGATGATCGTCCACCCGCAACAGATGCCGCTCCCCTCACCGTTGCTTCCGGTTCGGCTGCCTTCGCGGCCTCCTTGAACAGAGTGTATTCTGCTATATAGAGGGCGCGATCCTCGTCGGTCGCCTCGCGAACGCTCAGAGTGCCATCCGGGTGGGTCAACTCAACCAATTCGCGATCAACCTCTGTCCCATCATCGCGAACAATCACCTCGGTGAAAAACCGTGCAGGGAGAGCCATTGAAATTTCTCCTGATGATAGGGCTACGCAGCCTCTTCCTTCCGTGGCCGTCCTGGGCCTCGACGCTGCGCCGTTTGCTCGTTCGAGAAACCCGACAGAGACGAACGCGGGTCTTCACGCGGCTCCATGCCAGCCTGCTGCATCGCAAGTGCCATCGGATCAGATAAGCCCGGAATAGCCGTAGCGATCGGATGAGGAGTATTGCGCGCACTCATGTTCTCAGCATGAAGCTGCTTGACCAGCACACTCAGTTCATCAACCTGACGCTGCAACCCAACCTGATCGGCTCGAAGCGCGTCATTCTCAGCGCTCAACTTCTCTGTCAGCGCCAAAGCCGCCGCATCGTCGAGATATGCCCGTGCCTTGTTTCGCAATCCCTGAAGCCCTTGCACACGCTGACACGCAACATCAGACAGCGCCGCGACCTCCTCGATCGTTTGAATCTCGATCCCCTGCAACTCCCTGACCTGGGCGCGATTGAGGATCGGCCATTCCGCAATCGGGGTGCCCTCGACGGTCTGCTCCATGCCGCGCCGGAATAGTTCATATTCCCGGCCCCAGCGATTCCGGTGCTCGTCGGTGACGTTATGCACCGGCATCGTGTACGGATTGCCGGGAAGGAATATCTCGACACGCTCGACCTGTCGGAAGATCGGCCGCCCCTCTCGCGCCGACGCGAGTTCGTCCTGCACCGGCTCCATGTAAAACCGTGGCCTGACGGCACCGGGCTGCGCCTCTGACCCTGGTAACGACCGGGTGAATTGACCCTGCATTCATTTTCTCCTAAACTCTATCTGCTGTAGGGATCACCGCGCCGCCTCTCGGATGGCGGTAACGATGGACCCACCTCCATCTGCGCTGGTCCCTACGGCGCTTTAAGCAGTCCCAACCGCGATCCAGCCCGTACCGGCTGCCGTCAGCCGCAACGCCTTAAGAGTTGCCACGGAAACTCCAGTCGAGCCGGCAATACCGTTGATCGTCTGCGACCCGTTGCCATACACCTTCAGCGTATTCGCGCCGCCGTTGTAAATTAGTTGATCCGGGGCACCCGCCGACGAGCGCAGCACAACGCCCGTACTCGCTGCCGCCGTCGAGATGATCGTGAACGAACTCACAATTGCCGTTGCCGTGGCTTGGTTGGTCCCGGCCCCTGCAATCGTGCTGACCGGGTCCATCCCAACTTGCCCCGCCACTCCTGCGGGAAGGCCAGCCGCCATCATTTCAGACTTGAGTGCCATCGCTTCCTTACTCCCTCATTAGCCGGTTCGATACCATGTATTGTTGCTCGATTGATACACCATCGCGAATCCAGAACCCGCCGCAAACGCGGTTGGCGCACCTACGATTGTCGCAGCACCCGTGCCGGCACTAACTGTAAGTGCCGTAACAATCTGAGAACTACCAGCGCTCATTACCTGACTATTGACAGGTGATGGTGGTAATACAAGCGTTAGCGCGGCGATAGTTCCTGCCGGAGCAATCGCCTGATAGCGCTGATCTGCCGTCATCGTAACCGTCGCCCCCGTAACAGGCGTTGCCACCGCTTTATTCTGTAAAAGGGAACCAACAATAGAGACAGCACCGTTCGCCGCGATCGTCAGCCTAGGGAGATCATTGGTAATAAGTTCTAATATACCATCGTTTGGTGTTCCGAAAGCAACTCCAGGGTCTGAAGAATATATCCCGCCAGATAATGTGCCTCCAGGAGAATTTAAAGTAAATGCCGAAAGCGTGCTTGTTCTAATAATTGTGCCTATGGTTTTGAACGTATCTGTCCCTGTCTTCTGCTCAAAATACCAACCCTGATTGCTGACATCGTCGTTGTTGACGAGGTTCCAGAAATTAACCTCGCCGTACCCGTGGTAGTTGTTGGTAATCGCGAAACCAGCAGGAGATTCCGACGCAGGAATAACCCCCTCGCTATTATAGGTCAATACGATCGGCCCGCTGTCGTCCCCTAGTAAATTTGAGGACAACGCAGAAAGGCCAGACGCCATAAGTTCCGATGCTACCGCCATCCTAGGCTGCCTTCCACATCGGGCCAAAATTCTGTTTGGCGATCTCCGGCAACAGACCGGAACCGTGAACCGTGATCATCGCACCCTGGTCAGCCAGCAATTTCGCAAACGCAGGAAACGCCTCCGCTTGGGCAAACATCGCGGGCGCACAAGTGAACATCTTGCGACCCACCCATACCTCGCGGCGATCAGCGTCCGCTCCAGCCTCATCCTGTGGAGCAACATGCCCCTCACCCTCGCGATCAGAACTGTCATAGCCGTACAGATGCATCGACCGATAGCCGAGGCAAAAGCATAGCGCCATCGCTGTAAGTCCAACCGTAACCCCGCCGCCGATCAAGACGGACGTCCCCTCGAAATGCTTCTCGATGCCGTCCTGGACATGATGAAACAACGTCACGTTCTCATCTTTGAGAATGTCGAAGATCACCGGGTCGCATTGGGAGGCAACCAAGAACTGCTTTGCCGCGATCGGCCGTACAAACCGCCGATTTTCCGGCCTGGAATCAAGCAACACCTGATAATCCGGGGCAAGCCCATACTGAGCCAACCAGTGAGCCGCTCCGTTCATCGCGAAGATGGTTTGCTCGTCACGGTAACGCCGCCTGATATCGCCCAACATGTCCATTGCCGATGGGCCACTCCCGACCAGCACGGCATGCTGATGATGCGCCGGAATCTCTTCGACCCATGACACCGCCTTACGCCGGCTATTGATCACCACGTTGGCAAAAATCTTATCCTTCGGTGTATTGGATACGATATTCCACTCGACTCGCTCACCGATCCCGAGCCATTTGGCGCAATAGTCCTTCATCCATGCCTTGCGCGGACCCCGGAAATGCAGGATCACTCCGCGCGTACAGTCGTCATCCGGGTATTCTGGCGCGAGATTGTATGGATCAACCGGTAGAAACCGGATCGTCACCCCATCTCCAGCCACGATGCACGGCTCGATTGTCGGATGCACAACCGCAGCAATGGCCTTCTGGTCGTCCCCCCACTCTTCCCCCATCCCCGCAAGCGCCCTGGCCCAGATATGACGCACATCAGCGCCGCCCCGAATATAGATTGCCCCAGTGTTGAGAATACAGTCGGAGAACGGCCCGGTGGTGAACGCGATATCAAACTCGTGCTTGAACACCTCAGCAGGATCACGCGCCAGCACGCAATCAGCCCCGACGAAAACCGTGTCCTCTTTTGCAAGGTATTGCGAATTGAGGTAGACAAGCTGCCCCTGAATCGTCGCCTTCATCAGATTGTGCGGCAACGTCAGCAGGAATCCATCAGTTATAGAGGCGTCATCAGTGATCACGATGTGCCGATACCCGAACCGCTCGCACGATGCCCGCAGGATGTCCAGAAATGGCGTGTAATCCTGAAAAAACGGATGATCTGGACGCGGGGCTAAGAAGGAGACGATGTTCACGAGGCCACCCGCAGCCGCCGCATAGCAGCCGGTCCCATCATCACATACCCCGCCGGCACGTCATCAACAATCACCGCTCCCGCCGCGATCAGCGCATCATCGCCAATCCTCACCCCCGCAACGATGTTTGCCCCCGATCCGACCATGACCCGCTCGCCAAACACCGGCCCCGAGGCTCCGGGATAATGATAATCCACGAGATCAACTCGCCGATCATTGGACGTGACAACCCCAATGCCGAAAAAGCACCCCCGACCAACGATCGATCCCCCGACCAAGTTGGTCTGATCCTGGAACCGCACGTCATCGGCAATCCCGCAATCGTACCCGATCGCCACATAGCGCCCGATTACGCACCGATCGCCAATATCGCACCCTTCGCGCACGCTGGCAAAATCCCCGATCAGACAGTTCTTTCCGATCCTCGATCCGCCATATACGACCGCATGCGGGCCGATAATCGTCCCAGCCCCGATATGTAGTTTCTCTATCCTTTGCGGCTGCCGAGCGAGCGCCGAACTTTCATCCGGTACCCGCCCGACAACCGCGAAAGGATGCACGATAACGCCCTGCCCGAGCGTAACCCACGGAGCCACAATAGCCCACGGAGCCACGCCAGAGCGGTCTCTGGTCGAAGGCACTTTAGCCCCCCACCATCGACGCCCGCTCTGCAAGACGGGACCGCAGTAGATACCCCTCCAGCGCCCAAATCTGCCGACGCGCATCCTCTCGGGCAATCTTCTTACCCAAGTCAGCGTCAAAATTATCGGGCGATGCCGGAGCGCTCTTGCCGACGACATTGAATCCGTTCTGTAGCGTCAGCGCACACACGGTCAGCACCGTTCCAGGAAACTGATAAAATTGCTCTGCCAGGATCGCGGAATCAATTTTATCCGGACTGAGGCGGGGCGCATTCAGGTTCTTAGCCTGAATTTCAGCCTCAACCGCTTGCTCATTGTCTGCCATGTCGTTCTTCCTATACGGGAGATGCCGGGAACCGCCCGGCGCGGATTATATCCAATTCTACGCCGTAGCTCCCTGGAGATAAGGCCGCTGGATCAGCACCGTGATCGTGCTCGTCGCTGAGGCCACGCTCGCCGCGTTGATACTGCGCGCATTCCGTAGCTGCTTGCCAGACGCTGCCGTTGACATCATTCGGCCGATCGTCGCACTCTGATACACCGGCACGTTCGGAGCGACGTTGATCGCCGATTTCTTGATGATCGCCGCGCCGTTGATCTGATACCAGCCCCATTGGTTTGCTACGTTCGCGGACATCGCCACCGCGACCGGCTGGTTCAGGTTCGCCGTGTTCGGGGTAAGCGTCGTTGAGTGAACCACCGGGTTGTAAACGACACACAACCCGACAACCGTGTTAGCGGCACCCTTGAGGTAAATGAACTCACCGCCCCCATACGTCTCGTCGTATGCCCCGATAACCGAACCTTCGGGATGGTTTTGAACCGTGCTCGTTGCCGCGATTGGCTGAATGCCAAGGCGATCAGTCGTGGGTACCCATGCCATCGTTTTACTCCTTTCGAAGGCGGCGCTTCCGCGCCCCGGTTGTCAGCGTCCTTTCAAGAGACCAGCCGAGTTTGTTTCCAAGGCGCGACCGCAATGTATCGATGTGGATACCCGTCTCGTCAGCCCACTCCTTGAGCGTCATCGTCTTTTCACGAAACGTATATTGTTCCGCCTCAGTGACAGGCTCCGTTAGCGCTCGCTCGATATCCCAACCACACACATCAAGACGCTGCCGAAGTGTGTACCACTTAAGACCGGCATATTTGGCCCATTGCGCGAACGTCCGGGACTGCCCATTGATCACGATGATACGATTACGCCGGTTGTTGTTCGCCTGCTCCACGGTTGTGGCCCACCGACAATTCTCCGGCTCGTAATTCCCATCATTGTTTTCGCGCTCTAGGCTATACCCCGTTGGCCGATTACCCATATCTGCAAAAAACGCCTCGAAATTATGCCAAGCGGGGCAAACGGAAATGCCGCGCGCCCCGTAATTGGCATAACTCTGCGCGTTGGGATTTTCACATCGCTGAAGCATGGCCTGCCACACATGATAAACGTGGGTATGCGACATGCCGTGCTGCATGATGCGCTCGGCGTTCAGGCAACCGCAAGACTTGACCTTTCCTCTGGCCAAATCCTGCCCATACGCGACGGTGCCGCGACCGCAGTCGCAACGACAGAACCACCGCGCATTCGTGTCGGTCTTGCTCTTTGCGGGCAAGCGCTCGATCACCACCAAGCGATCGTAACGCTGCCCCAGTCGGTCGATTAACCTCATGGCTCATGTTCCCAGTTCCTTGCAAGGACACTGAGTATACGCCACTACTGATTACGACCGCAAGCATTACGCGCCCAAAACGCCTTGCAGGAAGGAATTTGAGACTGTCATGTTTCCCGCCCAGGCCACGAGCTTGACCATCGCATCCTGGTTGACGCTAAATCTATCCGGATCAAGGGGCGTCATATTCCGGTCCCGATGCGGGCGCAGGAAAATGAAATCGGTGTTCAGGAAGTACATATGCGATGCGGGCGCGCCAGACCCCGAGGTCCATGTGATACCGGCACCGTCGATCACCGTGCCTTGGCCCGCCGCAACCCCCTGGAAGCCGCCGTCATAGACCACATCGGCGTCCATGAATTTGAGACTGGCGAACCCTGCTTGTGCGTTACTGTCGCCGCTGATGCGCTGGATCGCCTGAAGGCTCTCCCAATAGTACCGGAAGTAGATGTTGTCGGCGATGATCAAGTCAGGCTTGTCAGGGCCACGAGCCTGAGCGAGCCATGTACGATTCATCATCGTTTGCATGGTCGCCGCGCCTGGAGCCAAACCTGCGGTAGCGAACGATTGGTTGTTAGGACGCCAAAACGGCCACGTCTGCCTTGAGATGCCGCCAACCGTGCCCGAGGTGCCCACGTCCGCGACGAGAAGCTGCAAGCCGCCGATCTGCTTGCCGCCGTCCGCCGTGCCGTCCGAGTAGCAGTCACTCGATAGGTTGTTGGTGAACGTGCGTTCTGCGTTACCGATCCTGGCGTCGAGGAGATCAATCATCTTCTCGCGACCGGAGTTCTGTAACATCTCAAGGCCGGAGATCGTTACGGCAACGGCAGCCTGCGCGATCGAGAACTGCGCCGCAGTGAACACGTCCGAGGGGGAGATATTCAACACGTCATACCCGGAATAACGCTTGTAGGTGCCATTCTCCGAGTATTCTAGCTCCTGCACGATCGCCTGACCGCCATCGAAGCTCTTGACCTTCCCCTTCGCGCTGAGGCGGCGCAAGAGCGCATTGTTCTTGGTCACATTGTCGGCGAGAACCTTTGATCGATTGAAAAGGGTGGTAGTCGTAATCTCACCCCAACTGGTATTTGGGCTTGCCATTCCCTATGCTCCATCTGGCGGCCCTCGGGCCGCGCGGGGAAAACGGGCGCTTCACAGCGGCCGGGTGAACGGAAACGGATCAAGCAGCGTCTATCTCCGCTGCCGCATCCGCAATTTCATCTCGCAGGGATCGTGGCGCACGCCTCTCTGCCTGAGAGCCACCGGAACCTGGGGAACCGACGACACTGGAAGAGGCCCTTGCCGATGCCTCTGCCTTCGCTTTCCGTTCGGCTGCCGCTTTCCGCTGTGCCTCGGCCGAGTTGGCTGCGAGGACTTTGGCGCGGGTCTCCCGGTTCGCGTACACGGCCCGATCATAGAGATCAGAGACCGAAGGCACTTTACCCTGGGATATGTCTATCCGGGCAAGCATCATCATATCAGATTCTAGCTCAGAGAAAAAGGGATGTTTTAATGCCCCCGTTTCGCTCTTCTCGTTAGCGAACGCATCGATCTGCGCTTGAGACGCTCCCTCATTGCGACGAGCCTCAGCGGCATCCCTTGCATCCTGCCGAGCGCGGAGATTATGAATCTCCTGCAATACCTCGGGAGGAACATACGCGCCGTTTTGGGCCGCTCCGTTCCCCGCTGTAGCTTGCGGAGTCTCCCCCCGGAGAATGGACGCCACAACACCAGGATCAACGTTGTACGCCTGGATCATCCGTGCGACGTGCTGCGCGCCCTTGATATTCGTCTGCCCCTGCGCAGCGAGTTGCTGCCCCTGCATCAAATCCTGTTCGATTGATGCCCATGCTCGAATCACATCCGAAGGCGTCTGTCCACGCTGCCGCAACCCCTCCGCATGAGGAGCGAATATCTCCATCGCACCCTGATACTGACGCCTGATTTCGGCGGCCTCGCGCAGCTTCGGCGTAAACCCCGCTTCGATGGCCTTGTACCGCTCGACAACTTTGGCTTGATGCTCCTTGGGAAGCCCGGCGATCAATTCCTTATCCGCCTGCGACCAGTGCTGCGGCACCTCGGCGGAAGGCGCTACAGCCGCCGCCGATGCATCGTCAACCACCGGTTGGTCAACAGCCGCATCCACGCCCTCTACGGACGCTTCTACCGTGTCCGCAGCATCCCTCTGGATAAACTTTCCATCAGGGCCACGAGCGCGACCCTCCTCGCGCGGTTCTGCCCCGGCGCTATCAGCCTCTACCGGCTTCTCGCGAGCCGGCGTCGGCTCCGGTGCTGCCGCCTCCGCATCCGACACCGCTTGCGACAAGACATCCCGCAGGTTCTGGGGTTCAGCTTCGTTTTCAGGTGGCATCAGTGCGCTCCCCACGCTTCCACATCTCAACTTTCCCAAGCGCTATTGCTCGCGAATTATTGAAATAGTCATTCCTAAATTTAGCGAGCCATTTGATCATATCAATCAACTCGTCGCGTGAGCACTCGGAAATCGGCTTTCCTAGCCAGAAAAAATCCGTCAATATGTTTTTCTCAAATGACATTGGAACGCTCAAGCGCCGCCCGAGCCTCCGCATGGGTTTCAGGCGAAGCTTCCATCGCCGCCGCCACATGCTCCCTAATCGGCGGCAACGGCTCCCTCACCGCTCGCGGCATCTCGTTCCCAACCTCGACCACGCCATGCTGCCGAAGATGATCCCGATGCTGCGACCGGCTGGTGATCGGCTCACGCGTGATCACCGAGCGATACGGGGATATGTCGCTCATGATATATGGACCGGCGCGAGGCGGTAAAGGCGCGTCAAGGTTAAGCTCAACCAGTTCGTCGTTGCGGATAACGTAACGGTGGCGGCTCATTTCTCTTCCAATTTCGGCGGAGGCGGAGCCACGCGAAGGTGCGCGTTCATCATGTCGTCCATCAGCCGCACATGTATGATGCCCCCCACAAGGATAGCAACCATGAAAATGGGTCCGCAGACCACCGCGAACCACCAAATAGGATCAACGACAGCCTGCGCTATAAAGATCAGAGGATCATCGCTCATCGTGACGCCTCTTCTATCAAGTCATCTAGTGGGGGCAGGCGTTCCGAAGGCAACCCACAGAACTCCGCATTGGCGAGAATAACTCTTGCCGCATCCGACAAAGAACTTTCCCGCCGCCTAGAGTAAGAAACTGTGGCATTGGTCAAGATCGCCATCACAGACACGTCAGATACACCTTCCCAAGCCATTTAATCCACCCCATCCGCGCCCTGCTGAGACATCTGAACCAGCTTCGCTTGATCCAACGCCTGCCGCCCCTCGATCTCACGAGAGCGCAACGCCAATTCAGCCCGTTGCAATTCCGCATCGGTCTGTGCCTTCTCCTGATCCGCCCGGAGCTTGGCCTGCGCCGCCATCATTTTCATCGCATCCGACGCAGCATCCGCCTGGACCTTCATCTGCGTCTGCGCCATATCACTCTTGATCTGAGCGTGCCCGAGTTGGGTCTCCATGTGCGTCTCAGCCAGGGATTTTCCCTTGTGCTCCTGCTGCGGAGCCTGTGGGGGCATCTGCTGCATCTTCTCCAGCGCCGATTCCAGCGCATCCTCAAGCTGCCTTGATGCCGGGAACGCATGGAAGGCAAACTTGATCATCTCAGCCGCCAGCGGGGCCAGAGCCGGTGCAGCCATCATCTGCGGCACCATAACCTGCATGAACGGCACGATCGCTAGCAAGAACTCCGTCCGCGCTGCCTTCTCCGCTTCCTCATCCGCCGCAACCGTACTGTCGGCCTCAATGTCTATCTGGTACGACTTGCAGACATCATCCTTGAGCAGCGCACATGCAGCCGCGAATTTCTCCTGCCGCTGCTGGGCCTCCTGGTCATAAGCCTCTTTCATCTTCAGCCATTGCTGAAACTCCGGGTTGAGCATCATCTGAGGCTGTTGCGGCGGCATCATGCCAAACCCGCCCGGCATCATTGGCATCCCCGGCGGCGGGCCACCGGGCATCGGTGGAGCCGGTGCGCCGGGGAACGGCGTAACGTTTGAGCCGATCATTTCAGCGTCTCCAGAGCCACAATCACCCGCCGCAAGAACGCCGCATAGCTATTGATCTCAACCACCGTCATCGGCTTCGTTAACCGCGCGGCAATCACCCCGTTCGCTTTGGCGATACAATGCGCCAACTCGCTCATCGCAGCGGCTTCCTCGTCGGCTATCATGGCGTCATACCTTCATCTGAACCCATCGTAGCGGCCCCCGACGTAATCAGCCCCGCCAACCCGTATTTGCGAATGATGTCGATCAGCTTGTCGTCGAACATGACGTAGTTGCTGGTGCCCGGTGCCGCCGTTTCCGCAATGCGAGGCAAATCGACACCCGACTTGATCAACCGCAAAGCATCGTCGGCCGTCCCCGATCCTATATTCATCAACCGAATTAACGCAGTCGCGCGGTCTCCCCTCGCATCCTGTAGCGCATTAGCGGCAATATGCGATGGATTGCTCATATCAAGCGGCGCGTCGTTGATTGACCTTATCGGCGCAATGTTCCGACTCCCCTGGTCGAGGTAGCGGATGCCGGGAATGCCGGCTTCACGGAGGCGTGCGGACACAGCCGCATCGGTCATTTCTAACGGATCGCCGCCCCTATTGAACAAATCAGCAGCAGTGTAACGATTTCGCCCGGCCCGCTGAATAAAATCACCCAAATGCATACCACTATCGCCGATATAAGAAGCTGCTCCCCCAGCATTCTCCAACCCTTTGGACACACTCTCGCTTTGCAATGCCAACGGCTTGTCCCAATCGAGCAGGCGCGCCGGGTCCGCGTTGATGTCTACTTCGTACATGCGGCCGGGGTCTTGAACAATCTTCACCTTTGCCGGGTCCATTTGCCTTACTAGACGCTCTGTCTCATCCAGATAATTCTGATCAGCCATACGTCCGGGGCGAAGCGCATGTTTGATGTAGTCAAGAACGCTTCCAACGCTTCCCCTTTGATCCAACAAATTAGCGGCATTTTGCTCAGCGCCGCTCAACTCCCTGCCGTCATAGGTCCATTTGGTAGCACTTGGAGCCAACGCATCCCGATACCCTCGCGCCACCCCCTCATTCTCAGCAAAGTACAACCCATGCCCGTAAGCCTGCGCCCCCTCGCCCGTGCCGATCTTCGACATATCGAACTTGTCGAAATCGTGCGGGCTGCCGTGGAACGCCCTGATAGCACCCCTACCAACATTGCGGATCGCCCCGCCCCCGAACCCCTGCCCAATGTCCATCGGGCTTTGCTCATACCACGGCTTCATACCCATTGCGTTAGACAACCCACCCTCTGGCCCTGTCAGCCACGCCAGAACCTTCGCAAGCCCACTAGCCGGATCAGTCGTTGTTACCTGATCGTCCTGCGTCAGCAAACCTGCCAGCGTGTCAGGCATCGATCATCTCTTGCGTCATGTCATAATAAATCTTCCACTCAACAGGACCAATAGCTCCGCGCTTACTATCTCCATCGAATGCCGCACTCAGCTTCTCATCGTGACCATCAAGCAAATACCACCCAGTTGACGGGTAGTATTTGGCAATAGGTATGCGCTCGTTTGTTCTGTCGTTGACCAGCCACATCACATTATTCGACATCACGCAATCCTCGGCACAGGCGGGACCGGGGGCGGTATCGACGGGACGCCCCCGGCCCCTCCTGGCGCAGCCTGGACAGGCTGGGGACCAAGACCCGGCTGCATCGGCGGACCACCGTTGTGCCCCATTAGAGGCATCCCTGGCGGTCCTTGTGGTGGTGGTGGTAGCCCAGGAGGCCCAGGCGGCTGCATCTGCGGCGGCGGCGCAGGCACCATCATCGGCGGCATGGGCGGCATCTGTGGCATCGGCTCCGGTAACCCCGACATTCTCGCCAGTGTCTCAGGCGAGAAATGCCGCGCAATCACCGCCCCCCGCAACCGCATCAAGTCCCTAGCGAACTTCGCTACCTTCTTCTGTTGCCGCGTAATCCTACGGGTGGCGAACTGCGACTTCAGCTTCTGCGCCCCAAGCGTCTCGTTCGGATCAGTCTCCCCCCGGAGAATATCAGCCATCCCCGTAATCTCGTACAGCGTCCGCTTCACCCGCTCCCGTGCGTCGTAAAGCTGGATCAACACCTTGGCGATCTGCTCCATCGGCAACCACATGATCGCCTTCTCAAGCCCGCCCTTATCAGCGTAAATCGCCGCCTGATCAATCGGGATCAGCACGTTCTCCTTGCCGCTGTCATCGACAAGCTGCTGGATGTCCGCCTTGAAGCTAGCATCATACAAACCCTTAACCCCGAGTGCCGACGTTAGCTTATCAATGCGCCCCGTCAGAACGTCAAGCTCAATCGCCTGATCCTGATACTCTGAATAATCCGCAACAGGCACCATTGTTTCGTTCGTGGTCGTCGCGGTCAGCGGTTGAGGAGATGGAAAGAACCCCGGTACACCCAAAGGATCGGGCTTCTGATCGCAAGGCCCATCGGTATACGACGGTGCGACCCAAATCACTCGCTTCTTGTCTTTATCCCATATCTCCCAGATTTGCGCTTTTTTAAAAGCATCCGCCTGCGGCCCCTTCTCCCCGTCGTCATCCAACCCCTTCGGCGTATAGTCGAGTACGATCGCATTACCTACCTTCTTGCCAAACCGTTTCACCAACTCCGCACGGGTCTGGTACGAGCGAAATGCCACCCACCACACATCATATCGTGATCTGGCAGGGCTAGTCCTGTAATCCTCCCAGAACACATATCGCACTGGTGCCCGTTCATCCTCGACCGGGCAGAACGTCGGCATCTTACCGTCTTCATCCGGCACCCCTTCAGGGTCGTCCTCCGGCTCTCCGTATTCCGCTTCGTAATAGACCCGCGCCACCCCCCGACCAGGGAGCAGCACATCCTCGACAGCGCACTGCATGACCTGATCAAACTCATCGAGGTCATCCTCATAGGACAACGCCCGCTCTAGTATCTCCGCACCCATCAATGCCACCGGATCGGCGCTCTTGTGCCGGCGTTGCACATCGGGCTTCGGAGTGCGGCCATAGAGGATAGGCTTCAGCGTCTCGACGTTCGACCACAGGATATTGAACTTCACCGAATTTCGCGTCGCCGTCATGTTGTCCCGACGCTCGTCCCGGTACCGCTTGACGATCAGCCGGCCAGTCTTAATCCATTTACGGTCCTCGCGCTCGGCCAGCTTAAGCTGCTGCAACCAGAAGCGCGCGACATCGCCAGGATCATCCCCTGCATCCTCGCGGGTCTCCAGAGGGTCGGTGTAATTACCGTAATCGGCCATTACAACACCACCGTAATCAGATCAGCCATCGGTCACCCAAAAGTCTAAACCCAATCCGGGCTGCGTAGGCCAGAACAAATATGCCCCGAGCGCGAACACAAGCAAGGTAGCAAAACATGCCCATGATATGTGTGTGCGAGAGATCGGCCCATATCCCATCATACCCTCTGCGTCCGCCCATTCCCCGAATTACGCTTAATCGCCCAATTATCCAGTTCCGAATAGGTCATATCGGTAAGACCACGGACAGGCAATTGCGGCTTCATCTCATCGCCCCCGACCAGCATCGCCAGCATCCGCCCGATCAGGCTCAGAGCGTCAACCTGATCGTCATTCTTACCCGCCGGGAAGCGCAATAACTCTGACACCAAATCAGCCGTCCACGATGCATTGCGTGGGAAATAAACCTTACCCATCGACATGCGAGCCTGAAACGACCGCGCCCGCGTCGGTTTATCGGTTGCCGATATGAACGGCCGACGATACCCGTAAACCTTACGCTCCAGTTGCCTTTTGAGGATAAACGGCCCGAGACTTTTCAATATCTGCCCCTGTTCCTCGGCCCATTGTATGGTCTTCCAACGGGCCATCATGTCTAGGAAAGCCTCGATCCAATCTTCCGAATCCGTCTGTTCTCGCCACCAATCGAGAATAAAGATATTGTCGTCGGGATCAACCCCAACAACGCCATGCACCGTGTAGTCCCCACCCTCAGCCGTTACCGCGTAATCACTCGCCCCATAAGTCCGTAACGTGCGAATATCAGGCACATCATCGTACCAGCGAAGCCACTCTTGGCGAAAATAATATCCCGTGTCGGGGACCGGCTCCTGTTGATACAGCGCCGACCAGTTACGCACGTCGCGCTTGGCCTCGGCGAACATCGCAGGCGTAAACCATTCAGGCCATAGCGGCTCGCCAGGAAAGCGACCAAGCGGATCATCAATGCCCGCCTCAGCCGGGAGAGACAAGATATCCCATTGCTCCCCACCCGTCGCCTGCTCTGCCAGCAACCGACCCGCAAGGTCATCCTCATGCCATCGTGTCAGAATCAGCACTATACGCCCCCCAGGCTTGAGCCTGGGCCAGAAGTCCGCCTTGTACCAATCCCATACCCGTTGTCTGATAGCAGCGCTATCAGCCTCCGCACGGCCCTTTACAGGGTCATCGATGATGCCAAGGTCCGCGCGGCGTCCCGTAACAGAGGCGTCAACGCCGACAGCATAGTACTCCCCACCCCTGGCTGTCTCCCACCGGCCGGCTGCGGCGTTGTCCCCCGATAACCCGAAACCAAACACCCGCCTGAACTCGCTCGACCCGACTAGATTGCGGACGCGCCGACCAAACCGCTCGGCAAGCTCCCCCGCATGGCTCGCCCCGATGATGCTCTTCTTGGGATTACGCCCCAGGAACCATGGCGGGAACAGGATTGAGGCATAGGTGCTCTTGGCCGAGCCGGGAGGCATCATGATCATCAGCCGCGTGATATCACCGCGCTCAACCGCCTCCAACCTCGACAGCAACAGTCGATGATGCCGCGCCGGGATAGTATCCGGCGACAACACGTCAATGCAGCTTGCTAGGCTTCTCCGAGCCTGCATCCGCAACAGCAATTCCGTTGCTGCCTCGACGGGCGATGGTGGCAAGCTCTTCCTCCGTCATCTCCGTGGCGAACTCGCCAGGGCGGCCACTCTCCCGGCGCTCAATAAACATGCCAATCTCCTTGCCAAGAAGTTCTAGGGCGCGATTGGCAACGCTGCCCTCATAACGATACTCGCCGACAGGATTGCCATCACTATCGAATACAGGCTGAGATTGCAACGCTCTCTCGGCATTCTCGCGCAGCTTGGTCATGACCCACGCCTTATCCACGGCGGCTTTTTCGATAGCGCGCTCTGTAGCCTTGGCGCTAGCATGCTCTCTTGCGGCAAGAATTTCCCCCACCCGTTGAGCTATGCTGGCGTTGTGTTGAAGTCGCCACGCCGAGCTTCGGTCAGGGCTATATCCGGCAAGACGATGCGCCTCAATAGCTGTCGTACCCTTCGCAAGCTCCTGAGCGAAGCGCTCATGACGGGGATTTCCGAGGACGGGCATCAGTGTCCGCGCCCCCATACACTGGCTCGAACGCTAGCAGCAGCGTGAGCCGGCACGTCATACACCCCGAACGGCGTTATCTCACCGTGCTTGCCACAAGCTGGGCAGATCACACCGCCACACTCGTCGCATGGGAGTGGAAGTTGATCAACCTGAAGATGGGTGTAACAGGCAAGGCAGATGCTGTCCGTCATCTCCCTCCCCCGCACTGATAGTAAATCTGGCTGCTGTGCATCGTAGCGCTGCCGGTTATCGTCCATGCTGGCGGCGTTCCTGCTGGCGTGGCATATAACGTAAACGGATTGGTTGGCGTGAACACACATGAATTAGCTTCTGTCTGGAACGGCATGGTAAGGAGACATGTCGTTGTCGGATTGGTGCTGCCCACAGAAATAACGCCAGCTATTGGCCCACCAGACAGTGAAGCCCCTGAGCCGCATGAGCTTACGACAGGCAGAGGCGGTTTGTGGAGCACATTCCCTACATATGAAATCTCACCAGCCCCGCTCGTGACAATATCCACAGTCCCCGTCATATCCGCAGAGATATTACCAATAAATTGTTGCTCACCAGTTCCTAGGGCTACAGTCGCGAGATCATACAAATATGCAACGCGATTACCAGATAGAACGAACCCATCCATACCAGATGCGATGCGCAAGCCGTGATGCTTCGTACTAGCCGGCACGCCACTGAATAGATTATTACGAAGCTCAACGTGTGTTCCTGAAACTGACGCTGTAGCATTTACGAGATAGAAATCTGTGCCATCATTATTACTTCCGAAAGCAACACTGCTATTACTAATGTATACGGATGCACCTGCCGTCTCGATAAGCGAACCTGCCGCAGTGTTGTAAAGGGAATCACGCAACCTGAGCGCCCCAAGCGTCCCCAGCTTGAACGCCGTAGCCTTGCCCCCTGTGCCGCTGCCAGTGAAGGCATCCGCTTTACCCGCCGTGCAGGAGTTGCACCGCATTGTGAAATTGTTAAGCGTGCCGCCGGCCGTCGTATCGATGTGCGTTACCACACCATCAATCGCCATATCGATATTACCGAAATCTATCCTTGCCGTATTATCAAGCTTGAATCCCCATCCCCACGCAAAGGCTGTTCCGTTGATGATCGATATAACCGCTCCAGGTCCGGTGATCGGAGCAATGATATGAAACATACTATTGAGTCCGCTCGCCAAATCGACAGCGGTTTTAACAGCAAATGTCGAGCCGGCAGCATCAAGCCAAGCGCCATGCCCGAAACCGACATTAGAAAATAGCATATACGAACCAACAGATGCTACAGTAAACAAATCATGTACCGCATACAGAACAGAGTTGTTTATGAAAAAAAGCCCAATGCCACCAGACGAAGCGCTCTGCTTGTACCCGTCGTATGCGTTAATAATGCGAATGTTATCCCAGTACATGTTGAAAACACCAACTGGGGTATCGGTAAACAACGGTGGGTATACCGTAACGCCATCAATCTGATTAGGCCAATAAAAATTAATACCCTTCAGTGTTATCCCTCCATCGCCTAAAATAAATGGTATAGTTGATGTACTTGTTAGTAAGAAGGTCGTCCCTTTTAGCGCTCCCCCTCCGGGGGCAACTCCGGCCCCCTCCATTGAGCAACTATTCATGTTAAGGCTAGCTACGCCGGTCAATAGAATTGACCCAGGCGGGAGGATCAGCCTTCCCTTAACCGCAGCGCACGCCGTGAGCGCTGCCTGCATCGCAGCATCGTCGGATGTCGTCCCGTTCGCGACAACGCCATATGCCGACGCATAAATCTGCGCCCCGGAGCCTTCGGCGGGGGTGGGAACCATAGCCGCAGCGATCGCTGCATTGAGTTGCGACGTGGGGATCGGGCACCCGCCCGTGAACGGATAGGTATTGACCTGCGGGCAATGCGCCTGCGCCGCAGCTAGGCTCGGAGAAAAGGCCACGCCAAGCCAGACAGCCGCAGCGGCGATAAATTTCATATGCCCCGTACTCCCGACGCTCTTGGGCATATGGCACAGGTTGTATGGGGTTGTCAAGGCTCACGCTAGGGGTGGCGTACCAACCCTGACCCACATTTTTCTGTCATCACAGCAACATTTCCTCTTGTCATGGCAGCACAGAAGCCCCATCTTAGCATTGTTGGACAGCGACACGGCAGCCCGGTGGAAGCCCCGGACCAAGGGCCGAGAGATACGGCGAGAGACAAGGGTCACGCCGTACAGTCGGCGTCTGATGAGCAGGAGCGAAACCCGATGACCAAGACCTACGACGTACTGTACCAGAACCGGGGCGACGAGCACATCAGCCGCGTCGCCCTGGTTACCAAGTCCCTCCCCAAGGCACGAGCATACTGCCGGGAACTCAAGGGACCGCTCACTACCGCCATCCATTACGCAATCACCTGCGATGACGGCTCTACCATCATCGACACCAGCCGCGACGGCATCTAAGGAGCACAGCAAATGTCAATGCGCACCGGGGGAACTTACAACGGAAAACACTTCGCCGAAACACATACTGAACGCGGCGGACGGCGGTTCTTTATCGACGGCAAACCGACCAAGAAGGCGATATGGCAAGCCGAGCGTGAAGCAGCAAGACGCGAAGACATCAAACAGGAGCACAGCAGATGACCACCCGGTACGAAACCATCCTCAAGGCCGAACAGGCAATCGACCCCCGCAAGTTCGATTTCGGCCAGAAGATCAACGCCATCCTCGCCGCAGCCGAGGACAACGCCACGGACAGCAAGGGCCGCGTCGAGAGCATCATCTGCCTCCTGTCCTTCCCGTCACCTGATCGCACCCCGGAAGTTATCGCTTGGTTCTCCAAGCTCGGCGTCAAAGCCTAACAGGAGCACAGCAGATGACCACCATCGCACGCAACCGGATCGAAAAAGTCCTTCCCCGCATCATCAGTGGCACGCGATACACCCTCGAAAATTACTTCAACGGCGAAGCAATCAGCGCCGAACAAGTCTGCGGCTTCGTTCGCATGTGGACAGACCGGCAAACCGGCAAGATGACCCTGAACGGCACGAAGGGTTGCTATCACCTGCACTCAAACCATTGGGTTGATTTTGAGGTAGCAGCCTAGCGCCGCCCCTCTATCGGAACAGGAGAAAATCAGATGCTTACCATCCTCTCCCAAACCATCACTACCTACCCGACCAAAGCCGCCGCCGACGCGCTCGCTGCCAACCTTCTCGCCGACGACCCCGATACTGACTATCAGGTTGTCGCCAACAATGCCGGCTTCTACGTCGCGATCTTTGAAGACGGCAAACAGGTTTTTACCCTCTAACATCAAACAGGAGAAGATCAGATGACCCAGCAATTCAAAGTAGGCCAAACCTACGCAACCCGCTCAATCGGCGATCACGATTGCATCCATTCCTTCACAATCCTGGCACGCACGGCCAAGACGATCACCACGAAAGTCAGCGGCAAGACCGTTCGCCGGGGCCTCAGCGTTTGGAATGACACCGAGCAGTTCCGACCCTTCGGCACCTATTCGATGTGCGCCGTCATCAGCGCCACCGATCGCGCTATCTCCCTCGCCCGTAACGCTAGCTAGGAGAAACAACAAATGACCACATACCAAATCGTTACCGACACAGCCCGCACCTTCGGACTTCGCAACAAGACCACCGGCCAGATCGATCACGGCCACTTCGCCACCCGCGCCATGATTAGGAGCTTTTTCAGGTTGCATTTTGGATGGAACCAAGCCTTCCTATTGGAGGGCTAAATGACACCGGAACAATACGGTAAAGGCGACTGGACCCCCGAGGAAATCGGGGCCGCAAAAGCCTTATGGGAGCACAACAACCCCCATCGCCCCGTCTCCAAACTCCACCCAAGCATAGCTGACGCATGGATGATATACCTACACGACGCGCGCATCGCTCGCAACTTCGCATTTGCCAAATGACCCCCCTCCAACTACGCGAATGGCGCGCCTCGCACAATTGGTCCCGTCGCGAGGCCGCCGAGGCCCTTGGCGTGTCCCCTAGCAGGCTGTTTGACTACGAGGCGGGTCGTCAGAGAGGCAGCGGGCATTCCGCGCCGATCCCCCGATACATCGCCCTCGCCTGCATTGCGCTGAGACATGCACCGCATATGCGGGATTATGAAGGGGAGTGATCACGATCCTCTCCCGTATTGGTCACGTCCACAGCATTACCACACATGCCCTCGCAACACGATTGCTGACCCGTTCCATTGCATGAGGAACATGGCAGGTAGTAGGCAACGGTTGCCTCCCTGCCGGCAAGACGCAACACCGCGAACTTGCCGTGGCCCCTACAGTCCTCACACCTCATGGCTCGCTCCCAGGCTTTGTGGGTTCGCCGGACTTAGTCGCTAGTGTGTCTGTACCGTCACCCCGGACCACACCCGCCGCCGCATTACTGCTTTGGCGCTCGGTCAAGCGAACCGGCGAACCCACATCAACAATACGATCAAGTATCCTATACGCGCAACAGACCCAATCCATTCGCCGCGCTCGGTTGTTATCCCAATGCGGCTCGGGAAGTTCGTCATCAGCCGTTGCCCTCGCAATTTGTTTGGCTTCCGCGAAAGCCGCTGCTCTGGCCTCCCGGGCGTGCTCGTCGCCGTAGGCCTGAATGGCACGGGCAACGTTCTCGGCTCTCTCCCACATATCGCGGTACAGGTTGATATGTGGCGGCGGCGTCTGGCCTAACGCGGCCCAGGCTCGATTCATCACATCGGCGTTAATCTGATCCATCACCAATCCTCCGATACGTCCCGCTTCGCCACACGAAGCTTCCTGGGCGGCGGCACCCTCCCATGATACGGCTTCTCGCCAACATCCTTCCCCAGCGGAATGCCGTTAAAAGCCGCAGCGCTGCCCGCTGGCGCATTTTCCGCTCCTTGAGCCTGTAGGGTAGCCGCCTCCCCCTCTACCTGCACCACAGCCTCAGCGTTGGGGACTTCTGCCCCACTCCGCTCTACAGAAAATTCCATTGTCGCCCCCAATGCGTTTGGCACCCCGCCATCAAAGGTGGCGACGCACGCCATCGGCTTGTTGTTTCCTTCGCATGCAGCTATGGCGAACTCAATCTCGGCCAGCCGAGCATCCAGCCCCCATCCCGCGCTACATCGCCCTCGCCTGCGTGACGCTGCGGGGACAGCCGGAGATGCGAGATTATGAGGGAGAGTAATCACGGTTTATCGTACACGCCTTGTCTGCGATAGTGTGTCAAATAACTCACACAACCATTCATATGCCGCTGGATGATACAAGCTAGCGATCATTTGCTTTGCCTCCTCTATCGCCTCTGCTCTGGCCTCCTGAGCGCGCTCATCGCCATACTGCTGGATAGCGCGGGCGACGTTCTCCGCACGCTCCCACATATCGCGGTACAGGTTGATATGCGGCGGCGGTGTTTGGCCTATCGCGGCCCAGGCTCGTTCCATCATGTCGGCGTCACCGATAATCTGATCCATCACTCAGCCCTCCGTTTGCCAACAACGGAATGCCGTTAAAAGCCGCATCCGTACCCGCTGGCGCATTTTCCGCTCCGACAGCCTGTGGGGTAGCCGCCTCCCCCTCAACCCGCATCACAGCCTCAAATTTGGGGACTTCTGCCCCATCCTGGATTACCGCGATGGCGCGCGACGCTTCGCCATAATGTCTGTCATCGATCCCTCTTACAAATCCGCAGAGCATCCGGTCATCGACCGCTCCAGCAATGGCCGGTCTACGTGCAACGTGAATCCACCATCCCTCGGCACGATCTCGTGTGGACGGAAATCCGGCACGGTTCCGGCATTAGCCCGCGCAGCAAGGCGCAGCCGCTCCCGATCACACGCAAGCCGGTGGGCTTGCCTGAACTTGCAAAACTTGTTGCAATGTCGCCGCAATCCCCACGGCTGCGCACGCTCCCCCTCCCCCCGCACCAATACATCATTGCAATACCGGCAGCGCCTGTCGTCCGTCATCTCCCTGCCTCGACAACCAACCGTATCTTTCGCTTCATCGCCGGCAGTCGCTCGGCCCACCGAGCACGAAGCTCATAGGGGTCAGACCATTTCTGCATTTCGACATCCTCCTGCCTGTCATCGCGACGATCATCCAAACCGGCAGACGCAAGAATCTCGCGGATTGTTTGATAGTTCGGAGAACGCTGCAACCGAAACTCCCGCTTTAGCATCATCGATATCATAGCCCTTGAGAAACCCTTGCGCCCAAGCTCCACCACCCGCATCGCTTCATCCTTGTTCATCGTAATCGTCCTCTGCTGGTTGTTTCGACCGAGCACTTTCAACAAGCGCCCCAGGGAATGTACTTTTAGCCAACGCAATTTCTGGAAACTTTTCGATTAATCTAGCGATCTCCTCACCCGTCCATACATCGACATACCTACCGGCATACCAAACCGAGAACGCTTCCGCTCGTGTACGACATAACGCAACAACCCGACCGTCCGATAGTCCTATCTCCCAAACGTCAGGATGACATACAGCAGCACCGGCTTGTGTAGCAGCAACGTCGAGAGCTTCCCATGCACGCCGCATAGCACCACCCGACTGCCGCACCCGCTCGACATCGCTGGCTGTTATAGCCTCGTTGAACCTGCGTAGTTGTTTGCGAAATTTCTCCCGCAACGCATCAGACACCAGCAACTCCAATCTACCAACACCCCACTTCGTTTCATACAGCCGCGCTGCCTCATCCACGCCGGCAACCACCGACGAAATCGCATCGTGCTCTCCACGGGAGACCTGACGGTCGGTCACGGATTCCTCTCCTCTGATCCTGTTACAATCGGACTGCACTCAGGCTCCGTTACGGTTGGTGACCCCCCTAAAGGGGGGCACACCTCCTGCGTAACGGAGAGAGCAGTATGTGCCCGACCGTAACGAGCGTAACGTAACGGGCTGTTTTAGGTCTCTCACAGCAGCCATACCCTTTCCATGTTCATACCGATTACCCCCTTATCGGCCAATGAGTTAAGCACCCGAAACATGCGCTGCCTCTCAGCGTTACTAAGGGCCGTAACGCCCTCCGTAACGGAGAGCTTTCCGCGCTTGATTAGCCAGTCTCTCAAAAAGACCCGCGTTACGGTGCGTAATACGGGCATTCCGCGCTCAGGACTCAACGTCTCCGTGCCGTCTCCACGGTTGACGATCTCCCGGATTTCCCCCAGGAAGCTGCGATCTGTGTCGGTCAATCGGGCAGCTTTTGCCTCACGTTCCGGCACGGCCATATCTATGACAATGCAGCTTGTAACCTCCTTGCCGCGCTTGTTCATGCCCAGCGATAATTGCTTCAACTCAAATGCAAACTCCCCATCTATCTCAAGTTCGCGTTGCTTTTTAACAAACGCTACGCTACAGGTAGCCTCCTCTGGCCGAGTAATCTCGATCTCTGTATCTGTAGCCGCTCTGAGCGACGAGTGCCCCCTTGCGCCACGCGCTTGGTCTTTACCAGAATGATGAATGAATGAAACATGCGCACCTGTTTGTTCCCTGATCCTATCCGCTGATTTAACAATCTTCCCCATATCCTCCGGGGCATTCTCATTGCCCCCTGCCATAGCTCTGGCAAGAGTGTCGATAACCACCAGCTTGATAGGGATTCCTATTTTTTCTGCGGCTTCCTTGATAAGCATGATAAGAGGCTCCGTATCAGCGTTTGCATCAAGCATGTTTATCGAGCACGGCACAATTGCAAAGGCAACTGCCTCGTCGCTTGCTACATCGTAATGCTGCCGTAGGGCAGCTATACGGTTCCTGATACCGAAACCACCCTCAAGGGCGACATAGATAACACCGCCCTTTTCAACGTCGCGCTTCCGCCAGCGGCGACCTGAAGCCACATGAAATGCGAGGTCTGTCATAAAAAACGTCTTGCCGCAATTTGACTCGCCATAGATGACCGACATACCTGCGTCACACAGCAAGCCTTCGACAAAGTCCGACGCATCGAGGGATGGCTTCACGTCTATGAACCATTCAATAGGAAGGGATTGCGAAACGGCGGGACCGAAATCTTCATCGGTCGGATTGGGGATTTCCCATTTCTGTCGTCCGGTCCGGATCATCTCCGGCACTTGACTCCACGAATTACTGTTCGGAATGCCTTTTAGAAGTCCCTCAAATAGCTGTAATATGACGCAATCTGGTTGCTGCTTTCTGATCAGATACCCGATGAAAGCGAGCGTATTGTTATGACGCTCGTTATCAGCCTTGATGGCATCGATCCATTTTTGCGGATCGGTACGCACGCGGCGGCCCGTGGTAAAATCTGGCCGCCCCGGCGGGTCATCGAACACCTCACCTGTGTCGGGATCAAACCCGTTGGTGTGCCCATTGCTATAGGCGTGCCCATTGGGTGCGACTTGGGGATAGGCCCTCATCAGGGCTTCCAGGGGGACGGGAGCGCGCTCCTCCTCATCTTCATAGAGGGTGCGCAGTGTTACCGGCTCGGTGATATATCCTCGTGCAACCTTCTTGGGGGAGGGATAATTGACGGTTCCAGCGAGGCGCATGAGCCGAGGTGAATCGATGACGTGATCAGCCCTAAAATACTCTGCCAGGGCGAGTTGCAGTTGCGACCACAGGGGCAGATTCCGGATAGGCTCCTCAAGCTCCCAGTACGGTTGTGGGCGGGGATTGGGGATGCGTCCGCTGGTTACCGCCCAGCCGTAGGGGATGGGAGCCGCACGAAGCCGTGCGGCCGTCTCCGGGCTGTCTCCGTCTACAAATAGATTAAATGCAATCTCAATGTCGTCGGCCGAAGCGCGCCCGAAAGGCGGCGACCCCGGCTTGCGGGGATTGACCCCGACGTAGACATTGCGGCCGATGGCATTATATCGAACGGCAAGGTCCGTCGCTGCATCAAGGGCGGCATGATCTAGCGCGAATGTTTCGGCGGAGTTTACTGCGCCATGGGTGTCAGCCCAGGCGATTTCGCAGCGACCCAGCGGGTATTCCAACCGTGGGCGGCGGAATAGCCGCTCTAGGTGGGCACGGATAACCACCGTATCCGGTTTTAGGGCGTCTGGATTATCTGACATTGATCAGCCCTAGCAGCCGCTAGCACGGGTAGTCGAGCGCGGGCCAACAGCTTTTGCCGGGGCTGCTGGTCGGCGTGGGCTTGGCACCTGTAACCGTCGCCACAGGTGTGGCCCGCGCTCGATTTCAGTATATCAGATCAGGATCAAAACTCCTCTGCACTTTCTGTCTCTGTCGGCGGTGCTGCGGCTGTCGGCTTGGCGTTGTTGACCGGCGGCGGAACCTCAGATGCCGCAGGAACAGCGGCTACGGCAGCCGGCATGGCCTGGGGACGAGGCACCCACTTGGAGATCTTCAGCACCGGCTGATAGTTCGTGCCCTGCCGCGATTTGACAGGCACAACCTTCTCACAGACGATCACCGGCACGAGGCCCTGCTTTGCCTGCGGTGCGGTTTCGTACTGCTCCTCGTACACCTCCTTGATTGCGATGATGGCGGCGTTGCTGGACGAGGAGAACTCCCGCAGCCCGCCGATTTCCTTCGGGCTGAAGACGTTGACGGCGAAACCACGCCGATGCATTGGCGTCGGCTGCGGGGCCGTCGAGCCGTTGTCCCAGACCGAATTTGGCGCCTGCCCTTCGACAAACAGAATCCACCCCGTCTTGATGTTGGCGAGGTCGAAGATGGCCGTCAGATTGACAACTTCATTCTCGCCACCGTCCTCGGTCTTGCTGTACCAGCGGCCGGCCTTTGCGTTGAATTTCAGGTAGGGGACGAAATCCCCGCCGGTACGCGGTTCTACATTGAGTGCCATTGCTCGTTACCTTTCCAGTTGACCGTTGTGCTTTACCGTTATGCCGCTGTAGCGCGCGGCCCGCTCACCGACCAGATTTGGCTCTGGCGGTAATCCTCTGTCTCTTTAATCAGGCGTTGGCCCTGATCACAAAATTGTAGAGCAGGGCAATAGTCAGCGCAACGCTTTTGTTCAGCCGGTCGCTCCCTGATTTCGTGTCCTGCGCCTGCCAATGAACACGCTGCATTCGCCTCGGCCTCTGTATCGAACAGCTTGGTAGCGCGGACGTTCTTCCCTTTGTACAAGGCATAGACCGCTGGCCGCTCCCACCGTTCGTCGGCAGAGCATTCCGGCAAGGTATGTTGCGCTTTGCCGTGGGCCATGAGGCGTTCCCTGATGTACGCTTCGGTAACTTGACGAGGCCACATTGTTACCGGGATTACGAGTGCAGGCGTTTGTGGGTAGTCGGCGGTGTGCTTTGACTTAGCTTTCTGCCAATCGCGAAGAATGGCGACAACTTCAAGGTTGGTAACGGTGTACCCGTGCTCGCGCAGCATCAGCGCATAGATATTTTCCTGCGCTTCCCATTCCGGCTTGGACCCGTCCTTGATGGCATAGGTGGAAGTCATCTTGTAATCTTGCAGGCGTCCATCGCTTTCTAGTAGATAGCGATCAAACGCGCCTGAGATACGCCACCCGTGCCGCTCTATGAACAGGCGTTCCTCGCACCATGCCTGATCGTCGGCGCGCTCAAGGATGCCGTGTGCGATCTGACCCATCAGTGCCCAGATGCGCTCGCTGACATCTTCTGTAAGCTCGTCGGCATGGGCAATTTCGAGGGCACGCTTGCGAGCCGGGCCGATCATCCCTGTGACGGAGATATGCGCGTCGCCCCTGCTGTACCTGTCATTCTGCACCGCTTTGGCGATGGATGACGGGAGGTTGAGACGGTTTGTTATTTTCATAGACCTAGTTCCCGTTTGCATACTTGGAAGATGTCATCCGGCTCACCCGGCAGCGGATCATCGAACTCGCACAAGTCGGCATTCTGGCGAACACGAATAATGCGCGAGCCGATCATTTCTAGAGCGGTGTACCGGACATCTGTTGGCGCTGCGCGCAGCCATTCATGAGTTTGGCGAGTAACGTAATCCACCATATCGCCGGAATCATCGATCCCGAAATGCCGGAGCGTTACTGATAACTGCCGCAGGCGACTGCCATACTGAGGGTCATCGAACATGGTTTTATACAGAAGCTTCTTTGCCGCGCGATAGTGGCGCGCCAGCCGCTCCCGCTCGGCGAGGGCTTTGTCGGTGGCGGTTTGTGGTTGTTTCATGATCCAGATTTCCAAATAGGCCAGCCCAGCCTTGCTAGAGCCACTAGCTCCAGTAACTTTGTGCTTGTGATAGTGTGGGCGTCAACAACCCAATCGTGTCCCTTCTCAGCGTTATCAATTTTTAGTTTCAGTGTACGTCGCGCCTCATCATGAAGCCGATCTAATTCATCAAGGTGCATCAGACAATTCCTTTGTAATACCCTTGCGAATCAATTCCGTTGATAGCGATTCCGAGCGCAGGGGTACGCCATAATACCGCAGCGTAATGAGCACCACATCGAGCGTCTCGGCAACGACGACCCATGCGCCCGCTCGTCTAAGACGTGCGTGCATGTCGCGTTGTCGTTGCTCGTGAATAGTGTATGTGCCGGTTCGTTGGGTGCGCTCGGTCCACCCTCTAGGCTTCAACTCAATAAAGCCTACCTTGCTGCAGTCGATAAACATCCAATCCGGCAGCCCCGCAACGACACCCATGCGCGCAGCCATGATGCGCTGCATGTCGCCATGGCGTTCGCCACGCAAATGTATAGCGATCGCATTGCCGCCGAGGCCGATCTTGCGGAAATAAGCCGCAATGGTCAGGTGCTCAGCGGTCTCCGAGACGACCGGAGCCTTCCGAGCCTTGCGCGCAGGGCGTGCGGGTGATACATATACGGGGTTGTCGGCCATCGATGCCTCCACGCATCAGTGTGGCTTGGGAGCGTCGGTGTGGCAGCCGACGCTCCTTTCATTTTAGGAGACTACGCCTCGGTACGGTGTCGCGCAAGGGTCATTTTAGGCGCGGTAAGAAGAACGCTGGCACCGGCTCGCCCGCGCGTACACGATCACCAATCACTTTGATAGCGAGTGCCCAACACCCTATGGCGTCAGCCTCCCAATCATAATCATCAATTGGCGGCGAACAGGTCTGTTCTGCCGCGCTCTCGTTCGGCGGTGCGGAGGTTGGCGACGGCTTGCCGATAATAGGATGATTTGAGTTCTGCTCCAACGAAACGCCTCCCTAATTCGATCGACACATATCCAGCCGTGCCAATGCCGGTAAACGGCGATAGCACAATGTCACCTGGATTGGTCCATATCTGCATACACCGACGCACCACCGTCAACTGCAACGGCGAGATGTGCCGCTCATCGTGTTCCTCGCGTGCCATCCGAAACGATAGCGTGTCAGATTGGTTGATATCGCTCCACACTGGATCGGCGACACGTTGCCAGACCATAATAGACTTGTGTTCTTTGAATGTCCGGTTGCCGCTAGGTTCCCATGTTCGACGCGCCTCAGTGGTTAACTCCGCATCGGTCATGTCGTCGCCATAGTAGGTTTCCAGCACGCCGGCCACCGGCTCGTCATTTTCCCCTGGCTTCCGCATAGTTATGACGAAATCAGCAATCCCCATGCGGCTGATCGCCGAATCCTTCACAACCTGCTTGTGCAGCAGACCGAGCGCTTTTGTCCTTTGCATTGCTACAACCGGGTCTTTTCTGATTGTCACTCGCGAGTGATAGCGGAACCCGACATCCTGCGATAACCGTATGATATCCCCTGGAAAATCCCGCATTCCTATAAACCCGTCGCGGGTTATGCTTGTCGGGATTTCCATGCAATGCACGCTCATCAATCGTCCCGGTTTAAGTGCACGGAACACCCCGTCGAGCACGAACCCGAAATGCTCCCAGAATACCTTGTCGTCGCTGTTGTTTGACACGTCGCGCGGGTTGTCGCTGAACGTGTATAAGCTGGCGAAAGGGGGAGAGAAGATCGAGAAATGTACGCTATTCTCCGGAAGCCCTTTCATCATTTCGATACAGTCTGAGTTGTAAAGTGCCCACCCCGAGCCCTGCTCTTGGGAGATAACTTTAACGTCAGTCATTTTCTATATCCAATCCAAGTTACATTTTCCAACGTGCGAACGATCCCACACGAACCATGCGAAAGCGAGCATCCCGCCCTTCGTTCCTTCATCCTGCACTATGGGTCCGAATAGTGTTTCGCGGCGCGCGGGAGGCCCGCTGGCAATGGCAAGTCTCCTGCGAAAAACAAACACGCGGCTCGGTGGTGACTTATCAAACAGCATGCCCCGCTCTATTCCCTCAAGGAATCTCAATTGCATCAGCATCGCTACTTTGATAGGACAAAGAGAGAGTGCGTGCCGAACAAATTCAAGTGCGATACCAAACGGCGGATTGGTTACTATGTTTGGCGCCAGCAATCGCGATGAGAGTAAGAAATCGTCGCCGCCACCCAATCCACGATCGACTAAGTCGGATGCTATTACTTCATGGCCGGCAGCGGAAAGGACGCGACAGATTGCCCCATCACCGCATGCTGGCTCCCAAATAGGACCGCTGAATTTCTCAACCCTTAACAACGATTCCGTCCCAATCTGCGGGGTAGGATAGAAGTCATCGGCTTGGCGATCGCCATGAGGAGCATCGCCGTTGAAACGCCGGCCGACCGTTAGATCAACCATTCGGGAACTACCATAGGAACCTGAGGGCTATACGCCGCGCTTGCGTTTCTCCCTCCGATAACCTGTTCACGCATCAAGTCTCGCATATGCCCGCTCATTGCGTCGAGCATTTTGTCGAATGCTTCTTCCTTACGCCGCAGGTTGGCGACGACCGCACCCTCAAGTTCGGATGCGATGAAATAGACATCGACCGAGCGCGACTGCCCGAAGCGCCAGCATCGCCGAATTGCCTGATAGACCTGCTCGAAGCTGTCGGTCAGCCCAACCATAATCATGCGGGCGCAATGTTGGTAATTCATTCCGTGGCCGCAGATCTGAGCCTTGCTGACGAGATGCAGCGGCCGGCCATCCTTGAATCCGAGAAGTCGCGTGATCTTCTGCTCGGTCGGATCACGGCCGGCAACCTGTAGCGCCGTTGGCAACAGCCGCTCGATCGCATCCGCCTCGCTATTTAGGTTACAGAGCACCAGCCACGGCTCGTTAGGCTCCTGCAGTATGATCTCGGCGGCGGCTAGCACCCGAGCCTCGGCCGTGTCCTTGCGCACGCCTATACGCTCGCCCAGCGTTGATGCAGGCATCGGGAACAGCATCCCGCCAGTCGGCTTATACTCGGCCGCAACCGTGACCTGTTCCAGTCGGAGCGGCGGTAGATCATATCCCGGCTCGTCGAACCCGAGATCGGCAGGATGCCGCACCATTACCGACCATGATGCGAGCCATCGCCAGAAATCTTTGGCCGCATGACGCTTCAACCGCCAGCCATCGTTGCCCTGGCTGTGATCGTTCGCCCGGATAGACCCATCGTGGACAAAAAACATCGACAGCATTTCCTTGGCGGTCATCACCCCGAGGAACTCGGCATGTTGTCCTAGCTCGGTATAGTCGTTCGGTGCTGGAGTTGCGGTACAGCAGAGTTTCCAGGGTGTATTGATACACGCCTCGGTCAACATGGTCCGGGTTGCGCCATCCTGGCTCTTGATGATTCCACTCTCGTCGAGCACGATACCGGCGAACTCGCCGATGGCGAATTTCTCGAACCGCTCGTAATTGGTGACAACGATATTTGACCGGATCGCCGATTTGTCCGCTGCATAGGCTACGCTCCCGATACCGAACTTCACAGCCTCTGCGACGGTCTGCTCGGCAACGGCAAGCGGTGTAAGCACGAGAACGGGTGCGTCTTCCTCGGCAACAACAGCTTGTGCCCACGATAATTGTTGAACGGTTTTACCTAGGCCGGTGCCCTCGAACATCGCCGCGCGACCTCGACGCAAAGCCCATGACGTGATTGCTGCCTGGAATGGCTTGAGCGCGACAGGTAGCGGTGGAACCTCGCGCACCCCGCTCGGCGGTGCGGCCGGCGACTTCGAAGCGAGGAAATCGGCATAATCGCTCATGCGCTGCGCCTCCGCTCGCGTATCGCCATTGTTCGGTAATGGGCTTTAGTTTTTTCGTCGCAATTGAAAACAGATTGCTCCGGGTTGAACCAAGCCCATAGATCGGCGGCCTCCCGTTCCAGCGTCGGATCGCAAGCGGCACAAAGTGGCGGGGCGAAGCGTACAAGCGGGAAGCCACCACAGGAACAGCACACGGGTTCGGGCATTTAGTCGCTCCTCTCTCCCTCCGCGACGAGACGCGGTATCGCCTCCATCATGTCGGCGTGATCGATCCGAACTGTCACGCGCCGCGCCTCCGCTCGAATGGCCGCTCGGCGTTGTCCGTCATCCTGGCCGGCACGATGCCAGCCGGACGCGGTGCCGCTAGAATATCGTCTAGCTTGGCGTGGAGCGCGTCGAGGCGCGTGTAGATCGTCTCCCACGGCCCCCGTAGCGCCTCCTGCTTGAGCCGCCCCATCTGCTGTACGCTAGGGACAAAGCCCACGCCGCGCACCAACCCGAGCCGCACCCGCTTACCTACCGCCGCGTTTTTGCTGATCCCCATGCGTCTGCCGATCTCGGAACAGGTTAACCCCTCTTCGACGTACAGTCGCTTAAATTCAGCGACCTTATCTGCGGGCCATGTTGCTTCCGAGAGGGCTTGGTTTTTATTCATGGTGGGGTCAATTCGCTTTGTCATTCGGCAGCGGCCCGTAAAGCAGCCTCGCCGAGCGGGGTGTCGAGGAGCATGCCCAAAGCACGCTTGTACGACGCTAGTAGGGTCTCTTGCTCATCAACATCATCTTTGTCCATCCGCCTGAGTTTGATGATCTGGCGCATGATCTTGGTGTCGAACCCAGCGCCCTTTGCCTCGATGTAGACATCTTTAATATCAGTCGCGACATCGCGCTTGTTTTCCTCAAGGCGTTCGATCCGCTCAATCAGAGAGCGCAGTACATCACCGGATAGATTAGTCATGCTTTTCTCCTAGGTTGAAAGAAGTGGCCGTGCCGCCACAGGGGATGAAGACGGCACGGCCACCTGTCGCTCAAAGCCCGCGTCACCTTCGAGCCGAGCAGACCTCAACACGAATACCCCCGAATACACAATGAAGCTGGTGGAAAACAACCGCTCGGAGCGGGGAGGCACCATGCCTCTGTGATCTCAAGATCGCGGAACAACCCAAACTTGAAGACCGCCTTAATTGCCTCCTGGCACGTCTCAAACGATTTCGCGCAAATAGGCTCCGGTGCTGGCGGAACCGTGACGAGTTCATAATCACTCGAACCGGCAGCGGCGACGAGGGCCACGAACGATGCAGCGAACAGGGGTGCTGGGAGGATCATGTGAAGCCTGCTTTTTTCAATGCAGCCACGATCGCCGGGTCCGCTAAAAGTTTCTCAACTGCATCATGCTCGTCTAGCAATTCGGTTAACAGCGCAGGATCAAAGTTCGGCCCTTCTGTACCATCCGCTGCCGCGATGCTGCGGAGCATGAGGTATTCGTCGTTGGTCACTTCCGATCCTCCGGGTACGGGTCGCTGCGTGGCGCAAACTCCAAGGCTTTTAGCGATGCGACGTCTTGATGCTTTATGGATATCGCATTCGGAGCGTTCAGCGATCGCGCTGCTTGCTCCAGATATATCTCAGAGCCAAGATGCACCAGCACCCGTCCGATCCGTATCGCCGTCGCTGCGTCCATGAGGCTGATGCGCGTCAGCACGGGCTTGCCGTACTCCACGTCGTAATCCTCGATGGCGACGTTCTCGCCGTCGCGGCGAACGGATATGCCAGGAGGGGGTTTGGTGCTCATTTCAGGACATATCCTAGATAGAAAGCTAACGCCAAAGGCGCACCCAACGAAACAATCGCCATTGTTAACCCCAGCACGACATCGAGCCACAATATGTCGGTCATGCTGCATCCTCTGCACGTTCTGGGGGGCGATGCCCAATCCGAGATATCGCATCCAGGTGCTCTCGGATCATCGCTCCTGCGACAGCGTACCGTATAGGCTCGGGCAGCATTTCCAAATATTTCTCCCCGAGCGACCGGCGACCGTGCTCGATATCGCAGACGTAAGCCTGCGTTACGCCTAGGATTTCGCCAAGCCGTCTCTGCGAGAGGCCGGCAGCAATGCGAGAGGATCGGAGCGTGTCTGTCACATTCATGGTGCGCAGCATACCCGGAGAAAATTCTCGCTGTCAACCGAAAAAAGCTGTTGACGGGTTATCGCCAATGCGCGTACTCTCTGGTCATTGCACAGGGAGAGACCCGATGACCAATCGCCCCGGCGAGTTCTTCGTCGAGAACAGTTACACGGACAGCCGCCTGATTGACCACGATCTGGTGAAGCAAAAGGGCCTGCGTGCGTATCGCAATTCACCCGGAACTGTTCGTCTGCAACTTCGTACCGCAACAGATAAGCAGGGTCGAATTTCGGGGATCAATCTGACTTTCACGCAGGCTCGCGAACTAAGCGAATTTTTGATTGATGCCATACCCGGCTCCACAACCGCCAAAGAGCGGCTCGCTCACATAATGCTGGAAAATAGCATCGCGACGGGGCACGGAGATACTATCGACGACCTTCTCGGTGAGCTTGCCGCGCACTTAAAAGCTAACCGTATATAACGCACAGGGAGAGACCCGATGCTTTTGCAAAAACTTAAACCCCTCGCCGTCGCGGCGAACCGCCACTTCCTGAACCTCCTCCTTGGCCCCGTGGGCAAGCCGGATGTACACGATGGCTTCGGTCCTCCGAGGGTAGAGCGGGACCCCAAGCCTACTAAAGGAAGAGACCCGATGACCCTAGAGGAAAAACACGCCCTCTACGACAAACTGATCGCTGACCGCGCTCGCCGTGACCTCGCCGATTATGGTTCCACGGTTAGCAACATCGCTCGGTCGATCAGGAACGCCGGCATCCGTATCCGTACCGTCCACGAGTTCGGAGACCCGATGCCCGCCGACGTGTTGCCCGACCTGCGGCAAGCGCAGGCTGATCTCGCGGCGCTGATCACCGCTTTAGAAGAAGGTGCGCCATGACCGAAACACCACTCTTGGACCCTTACCGCGTGCTACCGCACCGCGACGTGCTGGACTGCACCATGTACTCCTGCGCCACGGGTGCGCCGCTAGGTGCCCAGAGTTTCGAGCATGTGCCATGCGGCATGGACCTGAAGCCGGCCCATATCGAAGACAACTGGTGCCCGTATTGCGCCGCTACCATTAACAAGGCGGCTAAACGTCGCGCGAACGCAGAGTGGAAATGAGTCATGAACCCAGACAACATCGCCCCCTTCCATCCCAGCCAGCGTGTCGTCAGCACCCGTCACCCTTTATGGCCGCCCCTCACAGTGACGCGATGCTGGAGTATTGCCCCAGGTGTTTGGCGCATCGAATGGACAGACAAACCCTGCCCTGACGCTGCGGCTGTTACCGGCAGCGCGGCGGCTTCGGGTTATGTGCGGGCGAACAGATGACCGTCGCACCAGACACGCATTGCGCCCACGGCAAGCCGTTCTATGGCGACAGCCGCGCTACACAATGCATCGAATGCGACATAGTTTGGCACCGGGCCATGCTGGAAGCAGCCAATGAGCGAGCATCGCATCACCGCCACATGCTCGGAATTGCCGAGAAACTGCGCGATCTCATGTTTGGATCGGATTAACCCAATGTCAGGATACTGGAACGCCCACTCCGACCGCGATTGGCAAGACGAGTGCATGATGTACGAGGAATCCAAACCTATCGAGGAAGAGATGGATCGATATCCAGACGAGACGACGCGCCGCTTCGATCAGCAGTTCGCCGAAAGCCCGGCCGAACATATTAACCAGAGGAACAAGCGAAAGCTGGATGCTTTGATTCTCGACGTAGAACAAGCGATAGCGTCTCTCGACGGTAGATGGGCAAACCTTGCCCGGGTTCAGTTAGGAGAGGCCCTAGAAAGGGCGAGGAAGCCATGACCCTACGATACCCCCTCCCGCTGAATTGGGATGCGGAACTAGACCGTCTCGACGCCCTCAACAACGACGAAATGGGCGATCGCCTTGACGAGATCGATCGCATGGCTACCCTGGCCGGTGTCTCTACAGCATACGTCGAGCCAACCCAGCCCGAACCTCGTTGGCACAGCATCCTCGCGATGATCCTGTGGCCCGGCACGGCGCTGTGCATGGTTTGGATTCTTTATGGGGTGTTTGGATGACACACCTCACCTAATCCCCGGCCGCGCAGCAACCAGAAAGGATCGTTACGAATGGGCTTGGCGGCCCTGTCGCGGCCGGGGTATCAGAGATCGCGCTATGAGAAAGCGATCGCGAAAGCAAACAGGCGGGGAACCCTCTCCCCGCCTGTTCTTATACCGGCTATCGTGCCGGTTGTATGACCAGAGATGCAGCAGCCTATCACAACCGGCTGAGGATTCCTACCAACCATTGCAGGCTCGATGGGTCCAGCGCAAGCCGAGCGATCCCGGTAGCGGTATGACAGGCCGACAGCCACGGCGTAAGCTGCGGGAACATCGGCAGCACAGCGGTTGCTTGAGCGCATACAGCGGCAATTTGCTCGGTGTACTGGGTGCTGGTGGCGACCTGCTGCGGGGTGCATGCAGCGAGCGACAGTGCGGTGAGCGGAGCGATGAGGCGGTTCATGTCGGATCTCCCTGCGCTCTCTTGATTTCCTCATGCACGACACGGAACATCGTCTCGTAGTGGCCGTGCTTCCCCTCGGCCATAAACTCGTCATAACGAGCCTGGACGCGCTTGTTGATCTCGGTCTTTCGGTCAAACTCAGAGATGTCGTTCACGTCGGCCTCTGTCCATTCTGGTTTGGCATCATCAGCCGCGACGTAGTGGCGAGCCTCTGACCGCAGCCCGTCGATGACCGCGAGCATGGCGACGAGATAGCGATACTCGCCCACTTCCGGCTCGCAGCGATCCCAGCAATCTTCGACGTAGGCGCGGGCCTCGGTCTCGATCTCCGTGATGTCGCTCATGCCAACACCCACCAAATCAATAATCCGATCACGACCAGCGCCGCCGCTGCGGCAATGTTCTCCGGTCTCATGGCGTCGGCTCCGGCGTGTCGCGGTATTCACCGAGGGATTGTAACAACAACCCTAGCCGGTATCATCCGGATACCCGTAACGTAAACAACCACCCCGACAGCCCCAGGGTAGTAGCTGCTGCCCATCTGGGCCATCTCTCCGCCGGATATACTGATTCCTTCTCTCAATGCAGCACTCGTAAGTCCGTAGGCAAAATCATCGACCCACGGGCCGAGCGCATGAACGCTTAGATCATCCACGGCGGTCAAAGGCGTCACTCCTTTGGCTCTCAACTTACGACACGCCCTGTACACTGCCGATGACCCCAGCTTGCGGACCTGCCTCCGGTTTAGTCGATCGATATGCTTGACGTGGCTCGACCCGATTGCAGTCTCGATCATCGGCGCAACGGGAGCACGCACCCAAGCAGGGTAAACACGATGTAGATCACCGCAATCGCCACGATCGCCCAGAGGATCACATTGACGACCTGGACGATCACAGTCCCCCCAAACGGGGCCGGAAGAAAAGCCAGCAGAATGCGAACGATCGCCACCACGGCAATAATAATGACGAGGCCGACCAGCAGGCTCTCGATCCCGGCAAAGCATCCCATGTCAGTCCTCCTATGCCGCCGAGGCGGGCGCTGGCGGCGTTCCAGCGGGCACCGTGGGTGCCTTCGCAATCTCGGCCACCGGGATCGCCGTCGCGATGTTTGGCTTCCCTACAGCCGTCTCCGTGACCGTAACCGGCACCGGGTGGCCGGCTTCCATCGTCATCTGCGCCGACGCCCGAGCCGCAGCAACTTCAGCCCGGCGCTTTTCCGCGATGGCAGCGATCTTCTGATACGCGGACCACCCCAACATCCCCACCGCAACCGCCGCCGTTGCAGCCATCGTAACCTGATCGCCCGTGACGGTGAGTGCCCACGTAAATCCAAAGCTGCTCGCGAGACCGAGGACACCACGAACCAAGCCCATGACGATCGGCAGGTATGGCGAGGATGCAGCGCTCGTGAGATAGTTGCCGCTGTCACTCATTCAGTCCATCCACTCGCGCGGGATTTTCAACACCTGCCCCGGATGGATCGTATATTTCTCGTCCATGCCAGGGTTGAGATCGGCAATCTTCTGATAGTCGCGGGCATGCCCAAAACGCTCAGCGATCTCCGAGAGCGTATCACCCTTGACGACCGTAACCGTGTAGCAGTCATCGTGCCGGGTGACGTTGGAGAACCAATCGTAAATGCTACCGATGATGCTCATTGTGATGCCTCTTCTCTGGCTTGTTGACGCGACAGAGCGTTCATCGCTGCCGCCGACCCATTTCCATAGATGCCATCAATCGCCCCCGCGTACAGACCATCCTCAGCGAGCACTTGTTGAATTGCTTTGATGCGCTCAACTACCGAGCGGATACCGTCTGATGGCGCAGGCCCCTCACCGCCATACGCTCCGTCAAGCGCGCGTTCGGCATAGCGCATCCGTCCTGAAAAGCCTGGAAGATGTGTTGATGTTGTCCCCCCAGGACGCTCATAGGTTAACCCCGCCGAAAACACAGCATCATCAAGCGTTGCTGTCTTTTTTAGTGCGGTGATCGTGGACTTGTGTGACCCGCTCAACTCGTGAATTAGGAAACTGTAGTTTCCTTCATCCGAGGAGAATGCAAAACCGTTCTCGACGCACCATGCCTCGAATGCGCGTCGGCGTGGTCCCGTCCATTGCGCCCAGCCATAGCCGCCACGGCTACCCTCAACCGCAGGCGCAATCTCCTGCAAAGTTTTAAAGCCGGCGCTCTCGTAGCCCAGATTGCCAACGATTCCTGCCGCCTGTTCAGGCGTTAGATCAAAATATACCTCAAGACGCCTGACCAGCCATCCGCTGCGCTTCTTGTATGAGGCATCAGTGCCGGGCATATCAAAACCATTCATTTTGACACTTCGTCCTTCCGATTCTCAACCTCATCGCATCGCCGCTGCCAGTATTCTGCCTCACCGTTCCGTAGCGCAATCCCCACCAACATCCGCAAAGCTGCGGAACGTGTCATCGGATACCGCTCTCGCCACTCATCTACACGAGCGAGTTGCTCGGATGCAAAGCGGATCGAGATCGGCGATGGTGTCATACGGATAAGTGTAATACACGGCCGCGCCGCCGTCAATCCTGCCGGCTACGCCTCCCAGGCGGTCCCTGGAGAAGCTGGCTCTGTAGACCAGACAAAGCACGGCTCAGTGCTTCGATCCGCTCCGCAGAGGTTGCTACCTGTACCTGAAGCGATTTCACTCGCTCGTCTACCAGCATCATCTGCCGCATGCTCAGGTCGAGACGGTCGATGTGCTGGTTGGCGATAATATTGTCTTTTTCCAGGTTCTCAATCCGCAACGCTATCTCATGAACCCTGACCCCGCCCACCGTATCCAGGCGGGTGACGTGGGCATCCAGCGCGTTCGCCCGCTGGATAATGTGCATCGTGGTCTGGTCGAGATGAGCGGCCCACCAGATAGTAAAGCCAAGCTGCGTGCTGACCGCGATAATGACCGCAACGGCAGCGCTAGTGCGCCAGCTATTTACGTTGCCGTTCCCGTCACTCACCGCAAACGGTCAAGACTGATCGCCTCCTTCACCATCAGCGTGGACCAACTGATTCTGTCGCTCAATCTCCCGTTCCTTGAGACGTAGGTAGATCGCGTCAATATCCTCGCTCGCATAGACCCGCCGTGCTGGCTCCGGTCGCAGTGCATCAGGCCCGCTCCATCGTGGCACGCACGGCTGCGGCTTGATCGCATGATTCGCAAACAGCGTCCCGCAATGGATGCATCGCGGATTACCGGGAGACATTTCATGTTCAGGAATGCTCATCATCCGCCTCCCAACTTCAGTATCGGACTGAGCAGTACACCTAGAATCGAGACCACGATAGCCCCGATTGCCCACGCCAACCGTTCCAAGCGTGCGCCACGCTGCTCACATGCTCTCAGGTGCATGATCACCCGCTCTTCCGTTCGTGCGGCCCAATCCTCTAATTTCCGCACCCTGGCTTCCAATCCGTTCACGGCACTCTCCCCAATGTACTGGTGTGGGTGGAGATCGTGCGTGAAGGGATACACACCAGAACGGTGCGCCAACCGGAAAACTCCCGGATTTTTAACGGAATAATCCTCCGAAACGTTGCTCATGTCGTTTTTGCGTCCGTCTCGGCCCGCTGTTCAGCCCTGCCCTGAAGATTGCTGGCTATCGCTGTTGCGGTCACGAGAGCGTCTTTCATCGAGTTTGAAGCGAGTTCGACCTTGCGAACGTCCTCGGCTACGATGTCGAGCTTTTGCGAGGTTACAAGCGAATGCGCGGCGGCCAGAGTGATCGCGCGCTTGTTCATCACGTTCTGATAGATACCCCAGAAAACGCCGATAGCGAGGCCAAGCTGCCCGATTGTGTTCAGCCAGGATTGAAACTCGCTCATGTCGGTCTCATCATGCACCGCTCGACCATGAACTTGATCAGATCACGCTGCCCTTCCCCAGAAGACGCGAGCAAATACAGCGTAAACGCCATAAACAGCATCAGCGATAACAGCGCAGGGGACACCTTGAGCGCGTCAACAACCTGCTTGCCTATCCCCTCAACCTTGGAAATCGTTGGCGGATCGGACATTACTCTACCATGACGTGTTCATCGCCCATTTCGGATAATTGTTGAAATCAACCGGTGGGGAAAGCGCGTTAAATCGAGTCTGACAATCAGACAACAGGCTCGACATGCCAGTAACCCCCGCAGCGGTCATGCATTGAAACACGCCAAGCCTAACCTCCTGATAATTTGAAACCATCCCGGTAGAGGTGAATGATACCGGAACTAGTCCGATATTCTCAACCCCAAGGCCCGCGCTAGTGGTAGATATATTTATTGCCGATCCCCCTGGAGTTGCTGACAGATTAAAGGTATTTCCAGACCTGTTAACTGCATAATAAGGCGTATTTGACGACAGCCCCCCTGGTGGAGTTACCGGCTGTGCATGGTTATCATACGCCGGGAATATCCATTTATCACCATTCGCCGGAGTATAGCCCTGTCCTGGCTCAATCGCAGTAAACACGCCGGGAGTGCCGCTCGCCCAGCTAATCGCCACGCCACTGGGTAATCCAACCATTCCCGCGCCTAGCGACGCGAAGTGCGCGTCATCTGAAATCGTGTCCGGGTCTGTGTACGGCGTCCCGCCATCTACATAAACCAAGTCGTAGTAGGTATATATCTGACCATAACTAAACGTCGTTGCAACATAGTTCCACCAAGTCTGCATACCCTGTAGCATCGTGAGCGCATTTGCGTCTTCACATAATGTATAAGCAAGGGTGTAGGTATGCGCGGTATAGTCCAGCATCCAAGGTGCGTGTTGCGTATTATTTGGTGCCCATAGCTTATTTGTCGAGACATAGCTATTGCCACCGGCAATCCATAGATTAGGCCAATTAACACTAGCTGTTCGACAATCTGATAGCATGTCCGGAATACCGGTTCCGTATGGGTCGGTATCCGGCCATAAACCATCGGCAAAAACCAGATCGCGTAATGCCCATGCTAGGTTTCTGATTGTATAAGCAAATTCAGTTACGACACCATAGGCTGTCGATGGAGATGTTGGGTTACGCGCGCCGGGGCCATACTGAAGCAGGCCGCCCATAGCTGCTTCTAATATCAAGTCCAGATAAACCGGTTCACCGAACACCTCGTAAGCGTAAGCAGCCGTGGATGGCATGTGATCTGTAGTTGTTCCGTCAAACCCCGCGCAAACATTTGTATTGGGGGGCAGCGTAAACCCAGCCCCTGTCGTGCCAGCGCTGGGGTTCCATGTCAGTGTGTCGTAGCCTGTGGTCGGCATGTTTGCATAAGTAGCATTGTAAAGCTGCGCTGGTCCATGCGTGCTTAGGTCATAAAGACCCGTCCCAAAATGCGCACGAGATAGACCAATCATTCTCGCATAAAGCTCATCAACCACAGCTTGATTGCTAAAATGCCGTCTCTGCCAATCTGTTATCAACCCAATATCGCCACGATTGCCCGCCCCCGCAGTGTGTAGTGTTAGCGGCCCGACGCTCAATGTATCCCACGAATAAGTATACGACCCAACTGACGTTAAGCATGAATCAATAGTTATACTTAGATCAAACGGCAGAAAGCATCTCGTTGATCTACGATAAACTGGATCGAAACGGACTTGCACTAGTCCAGGAGCCGATACGCTACCTTGCGCTTGAACCCAATTAGATTTACCTTCCGCAGTCGCGCCAAACTGCGATCCAAAATGCAACACATTCCTAACCGGAGTAAGGGTGTGTGTCCCTGATCCGCCATTTGTCGCTGTTGCGGGCGCTTCTGTACTCGCTGCGGAAGTTAATGAAAGAGAATTGGTATTATCGCTATTGGCGTGAACAAAATAAAGTTGCGTCAAGCTCCAACCAGCCGGCAAAGTGCCCGTTGTCGTCAACACACACGGAACTGAATTGTATGCGGCTTCATGTTGACCAGCGCCATGATACCAATCAGGTGTTGTATTGCAGGTGAAGCTCGCTCCACTCGTCCACGTTACGTCGCGTGCGGTATACCCAAATGGAGGGGTGATTGTCGCGGTCCCGCTGCCCCCAGGCCCTACGGAGTCGATTGTGAATGCACTTAACGCTCGCCAACCCTTGGCCGGGGTGTCTTGATTATAGTACGGTTGCCAAACCCTCGGCAGATACCAGAACCCGGCAAGGTTTCCGCTGGTATCGTTAACCGCGACGACGTAATGCAGGCATTCAAGCTGCCCGTGAGGAGTTCCCGCAGCGTTGACCTTCGTCCAGTGTCGCTCGCTCAAACCTCCCCCGCCATCCGCATATGTGACTTTCTGAAAATTATTGGCGTCGTTCTCAAGCTCCGCTGTCCACGCCCCCGTCAGGCCAAAATTTGAGCCTGCCCCTGTCATCTTCGTGACAAAATTTGCCGCGTATATCTCTGTTCTTGATCGCCCAGAAGCCGCAGGAGCGGAACCCCCACTTAGAACATTGACGGTGATTCCGCCGGTCGTTATCGCTTTTGGTGAGCACGCCGGAATGACCGAACAATGCTTCATCGCCCCACTAGCCCACGAGCGAACCTGCGAGAACGTGCAGGGCCAAACGGAATCATCGCTGTCGAACTGAAGCTCTGGGTACTCTCCGCTTGGAATATCACCGTCAGCGAATTGTAGCCCAAACGGCGGAACTGGAGCGCCAGCCCCTACCGTCGAGCCTGATGTGCTAACTAGCGTCAGGGTCGTAATCAGACCGCTCGGCGGCGGTGCTCCTGATGGTGCTCCACCACGGCCAAAAAGCCGAGCCATAGATGAGACCGGAACCATAGCAACCCCGGCAGCAGCCCCGGCTAGGACGCTACGTCGGTTCACTGTATTCTCCAGAAGTCGCGCCCTGAAGGTGGTGCAGCACCCGCAAGCTCCCATGCTCCAATTGTTGGTGTCGAGCCGGATCGCGATGAACCAACAATATCTGTCACAGGAGTTCCCGAAGCCGTCCCATTGTTCGCCAACTTGGCGGACCCTGATTTAACCCGGAAATCCTCTGTCGTGGCCGTCGTGTTTTCCCATTCTGTTGCCTTAACAACACTTACCTGTCCGCTCGTGTCGTAGTTAGTTCCACCAAAACTACCTTTGTCCGTTGCGTTATTTGCGCACGTCCCAGCCGTACCGGCGTAGTCCGTCGCATACCCAGCAACAACAACATTTTTTAATAATGGCGCGCCGTACCCTATCCCAAAACCAGTTACACTTGTTCCGGCCCCTAAACAAACAACTGTAATATCTTGAACAACGTTACTACCGTTTGCACTTCTAAAACCATTGGTATTATTTATGTTATAAATAAGAGAGTTTGTAGCCGTAGTTGTACCAGTTATTTGCACTCCATAACTGGTGGTTTCACTAGACCCGGCATGACAAATAACACACTTGTCTATAGTTCTTCCGGCAAAAGAATTGTCTATGTATTCAACAACTGTACCATAATCACTATCTTTCTTTAGCTGCAATCTAGTTAACTGAAAATTAGCACAAGTGATAGCAAGTACATCAGTGCTGCCGGATGTCATTCTGATCGCTGCCCCATTTGAGGCGTTATACCTCAAGGCATTGGTCAGCTTGTTTGCATTGTCCACGAAGCTGTTGGTTGACCCGGCCGTCAGCAAGACGTTAAACACGCCAGCCGTTACCCCGCTCAGTGTCTGCGTTGCGGTAATGGTGATCTCGGCATTCTGGCAGTTACCCTCTTGGTGATCCAGTAGAGTCGCTGCAAACGACGCGAACCACAGCGCCGGAGTCGCGTAATCTGCCCCTCCGTTTGGCCCGATGATCTTGCTAACTGTCATGGCCGGATTATCCTAGGGTCGCGTAACGCCAGCTTAATGCTGACAAGCTCCCGTAATGCATCCGGGGTCACAGACAGGGTATCGTCAACGGCAAGGCGTCGTCCCATTCGACGCTCAACCGCTCGCTCCAGAGCATCCAAGTCAAGGGTATGCCGCCGGAACCAGCCAAGCCATCCCTCTGGCGCGTTATCGACCGCGATCAGCCAAGACATCGCCCGAACCGGATCATCAACCTGGATATCGACATCGACAATCCGCCACTCAGGATGACCTAGAACCTCTCGCCCCGGATGCCGCTCGCTATCGATCACGTCCACCACATCGCCACGCTGCGGGCGCGCCAGGAGGCCCTTATGCCGATCTGATGCCCAGACACACAGACGTGGTTTAGGCACCTCAGCAGCCCGCACACGCGGGAGAAACGGGATCGCGCATAGCGCCGCGAGCCAGCTAAATATCGCTCGGCGTGACGCCATGATCCCTCGCTAGATATTCGAGCACCAGAGGCGGCAGGTTCGCCGGGTCGCACGGCTCGCGGTACGGCTGCCGAGATGTTTCTTTCGGATCGGCCAAAAAATCACCGTGTCCGTCATAGCGTGAGAACAGGCATTCGCAATCGGTGATTCCATGGTAGAGCGCCACGATCAGGTGCTCCGTATGCGCAGCGATCAGCCGGCGATCGTTCGCGGCGATCGGAATCACCTCATCCTCGCCATCCTTCCCCATCCGGTAAACCGCTATCGGGCGATCAGCCGAGACCATGTGATCGTGCTCGTGAGAGTGAAGGATCGTATGGCTACCCCGCCCGACCAACCGAAACGGATAGCAATGAAACGGTCCAACCGACCACGTACCCTTAAAAAGACGCTCGCCCATCTAATTAGCCGTCCATGTCCCTGTGAAACTTACAGTAGAATAGTGCGTTGAGTCCCGCCCAAGAAGGCAAATCGCGTTGCCGACTACGGCAGTTGCGACCAGCGTCCCCGTCCCGGCCGTCCCATAAGCCGTGCGCGCCGTATTCTCATACATTGCCGATGACCCCAAAGCTGCTAGGGTTATCGCCGTGGATACGTTGTTGTCGTTGAGGATACAGAACTGATACCCGGCTACAGGAACCGGTGGCGTCACGGTACATGTGCCCGTGCAGTAGAAATTCTGCCGAGGCCCCGCTAGCGAGACAGAAGTCCCCGCCGATGTCGGTGGAACAGGAGGCGCTGCCCACGTCATGTTATCGAGCAGTACCGTCGTTCCCGTCTGCGTTGCCGGCGTCGGCAAACCAAATGCAGCTTTCCAGTTTGTCCCGTCTGAGAACCAACTGGTTGCCTGATTTGCCCCTAATGTGATAGCTGCCAACCCGTTCACGGTCGATGTCGCTGGATCGAGGATGTTTCCAACCCCTGCTGTCTGATAGTCAAAAGCAAACCCTGAAGCAAACGATCCGGTCGCCTGCGGAACGATATCGGTCTGCGTGACCGTGTTCGTCCGGTTGACCATCTTCCCCGCATCTGTTGATAGCACCGTATAGGCGCTATTTCCGCTTTGCGTGTTGAGCGCCGCCGTCGTCCCCACCGTGAATGTTCCGGTTCCAGGCGAAGGAGTGATAACCACATTCGGAGTTCCCGCCGTCACGCTGACCGAGCCACCCGACCCACAAGCTGAACCGTTTGCAATATGGTTCCCGTTCGCATCAATCTTGACGCAATCTCCCGAAGTCTGCGTCCCGGTCGTCGTCACATATGCGGTCGTATTCCCCGAGCGTGTGCCTACCGAGGGAGCCACACCAGCGCCACCACCGATCACCGGAAGGTTTGCTGTGAGCGCCCCGGACGATGCTAACGTGCCGCTTGCGGTATAGGCCAGTACCCCGCCGCTGGTCCCCGCCGTCAAGCCGGTGCCGCCGTTGGCGACAGGCAACGTCCCCGTTACGCCGGTTGTGAGCGGCAGTCCAGTAGCGGAAGTCAAAGTGCCACTGCTAGGAGTTCCCAAGGCACCACCGTTCACCAAAACAGACCCAGCACTACCAACATTGACCCCCAAAGCCGTAGCTACGCTGGTCCCTAAACCGCTCACATCGTTTGCGATTCGCACTGTACAAGTGTTATTTGCGCAGACAATAGTCTTATTGGTGAGCGCCTTTGCGGTGGCCGATAGGTACGTATCGAGCGCGTTCGGCGTCGTTTTGACGGCCGGGTTAGCGGTCTGGAAGACCGGGATAGATTCAGTTCCGACTATAGCTCCAGCCGCCCCCAAACTATCTATGGTTCCATCAGCGCGAGCTATTCCAGCCGCCAGAAGAAGGCAGGAGACAAGCGCAATTCGCGTCTTTAGCATTGCTCTGCCCTCATTGAATCTTGAACTTCGACCCGACATCAATCAACAAAACCGACCCCGTGTCTATCAATAAGAATACCGGAACTGCTGGCGCACCGACCCTACCTTGCGTTTCCTGTGGTATACCAATACCAATTCCAATGCCAGCATTCGTATCGGATGATAAACCTATCACAACCACGGAAACCGCCAGTATGAAGATGATCTTTCTCATATCATCAATCTAGATCATAGAGAGCAATGATTGACGTGCAATTAGTATTAGTAACCATCACCCTCTTAACCCGAAATGGTATAATTGCGCCAGATTGAACATTGGTAAAGGTTACAGCCGACGTATCGTTTGCTAGAATGACCGCTATGTTGCAGGCCGTAGCATCACCGATATAAATCCCCACAGTGACACCACCGGGGAGATTTACCGTATTGCTTGTCGCAGCGATCACCGCTTTCCAAGCCTGATTTGTTGGGCTAGTAGGAGGAGGACCGGCCTCGGCTGCAAAACCAAGAATGATGAATAGAACGAAGATCAGTGATTTCATTTCATCAACTCCTACGGGGACCGAGCCACTATGAACCAATTCGTACCATTAAAGGCAAATGTGGCCGACCCGTAATCCGACGTTATCACATGAGTGCTTGCGCCGTCTATCGTACCAGACGACGGGCTTACGGTGATATTATTGGTTCCGGCAGAACCGCTCGCATCTGAAACGCGGACGATATTTGCCCCCTGCGGTGCAACCGGGAGAAAGATAGCCGATGCGGCACCGATAAATATAAACGCTGTCCCGATCCCAGCCGGAATGACCCCGTTTGCCGTAATGTTGACGTATTGCATCGATGCGGCAAAGCCGGCTACAATGTCGTTGGTGTCGGCATCAAACCGCGACGCTGTTATCGGGACGCCCGCCGTGGCGTCGTTGACCCAACTGTAAAGCCGCGAAAACACATTTCCAGTCCACGCCACCTGTCATATTCCTTCCATCGGATGGGCGCGCCTCATCACGGCGGACCCATCATTAACGATAATCTACCCTTGCAGACGATCCAGCGCTACCGACATAGATGGGTGAACCGTTGGGGACAATACCATGATCTGGGCTGACAAGCTGGCGCTGGTTTCGCTAGTAACGATTTGCGCTGTCTTGGCGCTCGGCCTCGTAATGACAGGGACTCTCCACGAATTCCGCCCAAACGGTGCGGTAAAATTTCTGACTTTTGTGATTGGAATCCCCTGGATCGCGCTTCGGATAATCCACACGATCTGTGGCGGTCCTTTCTGGAAAAGGA